GAGATGAAAGACGTAAATCAAAAACATAAAAATTATATTTCTGATTTCACAGGTGTTTTTTATCCACGAATAATGGAAGCCAGCCGCATCAAAACCAAGATTCCGAGGAAGTTAAATGAAGAAAACGCGCAGTATTTCTTTATTTTAGCCTGTTTTTTCGAAGAGGATATGGTAGCCCAAATGGACGTTAAGCAAATTCACGAAATGCTAAAATACACAATGGACTCATTTGTAAAATTTAAAGGTAGCGAATATGTGGAGAGTATTTCCAAGAGTTTTGAGTATTTTAATATTATTAAAAAAAAATGGATGCGCGGGTGAAAAATGTGTAAAATAAGCTGTATGAAAAAATTATCGGGTAAGAAAACTTACTTTACTGCCGCCGCTGCCGTCATAACCGCATTAGGTGCGTATTTTGCTGGCGGGGTTGATTTGACCGTTACTATTCAGTCTGTTTTTGCAGCTCTGATGGTAGTGTTCCTGCGCAAGGGCGTTACGTCAGAAGCAGCAAAAGCTGCCACGGAGAAACCGGCCGAGTAATGGGATGGCTCTCATCTATCCTAGGTATCCTCAAATCTTTCTTCAGTTTTTTGGACAAAAAAACCTTGACAGAGGAGGAAAGGGTTGCTAAGGAAAAGAGGAGCCGCAAGGAGCAGGTGAAAGATGATTGGAAAGATACCCAAAATGAGATTGATAACGCTTTTGAGCGCGCTAAGTCTCGTAATAGGGTGCGCGACTCCAAAGAGTAGCGTAATATCTATTCCGAGTGTCCCCCAAGACATTGTCCAAAGGATGTTGAGTCATTACCAGATCGACAAGGCTTGGGATGCTGCTCCAGAATTTACGCGTGATGCGTTAAAAATAATTTCAGATCAGGCTGCACAGCTTGAACTGAGAAACACAGAGTAATATATTATGAAGAAAATAATCGTTATTGGTCTGCTTTTAGGCTTGAGTACCCTCAGTCTTCAGGCAGAAGAGACAAAGGAAAAGTGGTTTGATTTAGGTGTTAAGCCGGATCCACATATCACTCTTCCTTTCATTGGGGTAAAGACCCCCCTTCCTACCGTTTGCGCGGGAAAAGGTGTTTCGACATCGTTCGACGTCAAGGTTAGTAAGGAAAGTTTCATGTTGAAGCTTCCTTATTTTAAGATTGATTGGAGCTTCCCTGCGTTGTCTGTGGGAAGAGGCAAAGCTAAGGTTACTTTGGGTACGGAGTAATCCTTTCTAAATAACGTAAGCTAATAAGCTTTAACGTGGCCCTAGGTTTAATCCCCTAGGGCTTTCTTTTTTTCCATTTCTATAAAAGAATGTGTAGAATTATATAGTAATGTCAGATAATTTGGACAAATTAGATTTCGATATATCTTATAGTATTATTTTCGGGAAAGAAGAAGTAGATCTAATTGACATTTATGAACCTAAGGTCTCCTCTTTTGAGGTGGATATGCCGGAAGACAAATTCGTTACCTTCTCATCTAATTTAATTAAATGTTTTAAGTCTAAAATTAAAGACAGTCCCAACAAAATAAGGACCGATGCTCTTATCGAAGTCTATCGTAATGCAGAAGACAACTACGAAAAGCCTGAGGACTGTAATCTTTCCTTGTGGTGTATGGCTTCGGTTAATGCCTTTCTAGGAATTGCAAGAGCCTCTACTTTTAATACTATTCCATCTTCCGAGCAAATTGAAGCTGCTAAAAAGGATTTGGAGGAATTTGAACTTAATTTGGATTTTGGTAGTATAGCGGATCTCTATCTGGAAACTCGGCGCGAAGCCCTCGCGGAAAGAGCTTTAAGTTGGGTAGAAATTTAATATGAAAAATCACAAATATACCACGACCTTTAGTTCGGTTATTAAACCGGTGGTGTCAGAAGAAAAAGATAAATACCTTGCTCTCGCTTCGATGGTGGAGCTTGAGAAGTTTTTACCGGATGTAGATATAGAAAAGAATATAGATCTTCTTCCGGTCGCTTTTAACGCTTTCGTTGCCAACAGGGTAAACAAGAATGGTGATGTTGTTGATACCGAAACGGCAGTAGCCATGCATGAGAATTTCATCAACAAGCCTATTAATATAGAGCACAACAGAAAATCAATAGTTGGTACTATCCTCACTGCGGGATTTTCGAGCTTCGGAACTGACGAATCGCTTACCAAAGAGCAAGTCAAAGACTCGAAGGAACCTTTTAATGTTACGCTGGGGGGAGTGATTTGGAAAATTGCGGATCAATCTTTGGCAGATAAAATTGAAAGTTCAAGTGATCCAACCAGCGAAGATTACATGGGTATTAGCGCAAGTTGGGAATTAGGATTTAGTGATTATAATTTAGTAATTTTAGAGGGAGACGAGAAGAATATAGAGAACGCCACCGAAATCAGCGACCCAGATGAGGTCGAGAAACATATGGATAAATTGAAAGGTTTCGGGGGAAAAGGAAAATTTGATGATAACTCGAGTGTCTACAGGAAAGTTATCAATGATGTAGTACCATTAGGTATAGGATTAACCGAAAACCCTGCCGCAGATGTCAAGGGAGTCCTTACGGAAAATGGCGCTACAGAACAAAAAGCTTTGGCGAAAGAGGCTCTTGAAAAAGAAACGATTTCCCAAAATACAAAAAATACTGTAAAAATAAGGAAAGTAGAAGCTATGAAAATAGAAAACTTGAAAGACATAACGGATGAGTCTTTGCAAACGCTAACCGCTTCTGCTATTCATGAGTTTATTCAGGAGAGCCTCAAAAAAGCTTCAGAGGAGTATTCCTCCAAGAAGACTGAACAAGAGGATTCCTTGAACGACGCTCGTGAACAGCACGAGACGCTCTCCAAGGAACACGATTCCTTGAAGACACAGTTAGAGGATGTAGTGGCTCAATTGAAAAAACTCGAGGCCGAAAAGGCCGAAAAAGAGAAGCAGGAAGCGTTTAATCAGCGTATGGCCTCTTTTGATGAGCGCTTTAATTTGGATGACGAAGACCGGAAGGTCCTAGCCTCACAGATTAAGGATCTCGATGAAGAGCAATTTGTTGATTTGGATAAAACGGTTTCCGTTCTTCTTTCTTCTAAGGCTCGTTCTGACGAAGACGAACCGGCTCCAGAGGCTCCCGCAGATGAAGCAGCTCCGGCTGAAGCTCCTGCAGAAGAGGCTCCGGCTCCGGCTGAAGCTCCGGCAGAGGAACCTGCACCGGCGGAAGCTAGCGCTTCTGTGGTAAAAGAGGTTCTTGAGCAGGCAGTAGATAACGCTAAGGATGAGATTGTTAACATCCCGTCATCTGCTCCGGCTGAAGACCCAACTATCTTTGAGAAATATGGCAAGGCTTTTGCCATGGATCAATTTGATATTAATTGTAAATTCTAATTACAGAAAAATAGGAAATAAAATATTATGGCTAGATTAAAACCCTTTAGGGATTATAGCGAGCACGATGTTATTAACTTGTTTTCGTTTAACGACACAGCCATCATTCTTGATGCGAATGCGGCCGGCATAGTACATGCCGGATCATGCGTAAAGGTCAAGACAGGATGGTCGAATGACGCTGAAACGACAGACATGATTGCTGACGTGGGTGCTGCGTACAACAACACCGTCTCGCAGAGATGGGGAGTCGCGGCAAACGTTCAACTCACCGATGGTGGGAACGACGAGACCGTATTAGGGATTACCCTCTACGATGTTAGAGAGTATGATGAAAATGGTGAAGCACTGAAGTTTAACCCGCGCAAGCAGGATGAGCTACAGTGCAGTTTGAGCGGGCAGGCTGTTCCAATAGCAACGCGAGGTCTTTTCCTTACGGCTACTGGAGCATGGATTGCCGCACAATCTGTAGCCATCAACATGGATGTTTTTGCTACCGGTGACGGTCAGCTTACAACCGCTGGTGTGAAAGCCAATGATAATAGAATTGGCAGAACTTTGGGCGCTCCGGATTCGGACGGCTCAGTTTTGGTTAAGTTTGACTTCAAACAAGGTTAATAAAGGAGAATATATATAATGAAAATTAAACTTAAAAATACTCCAGAGCAAGTTGAACTAATTAAAGCTATGGGCTCCAAGAGCCCGGAGGTTTCTCGTCCGGCAACTGAGGCTTTTGCCGCATTTATCGGACCGGTTGTTCAACAGGTTTTAAATCAGGCCAATACGGCCTCCTACATCTATACGGATGTAGAGTATGATGAGGATGACAGCCCCAGTTACCCACTTGATCTTTTTTATGATCAAAACGGTAAAGATCCGTATGTGACCATTTGGTCTCAACAGATGGCTGGTGGTCTTCCTTCATCTCAAATCGCAGGCAACGCAGAACTCAAGGTTGCAACTTACAAATTGGATAGTGCCATTAGCTTCTTGAAGAAGTATGCGCGCAAGAGCCGTTTGGATGTTGTGAGCAAGGGTATTGAGCGCATGGCTAACGAAATCTTGGTAAAACAAGATCGTAATGCATGGGCAGTTGCCTTAAAAGGCTTGGCTGAGGCCAAGGGTAAGTGGGGCACTGGTTCTGCTGGCGACAATTTGGTGAATCAACCGTACGTTGACGCAGCAAGTTCAGCTTTCAGTCTTGCCGACTTGAATGCTTTGATGACCAAAATGAAGAGGCTTAACGCTTCTTACGCGAATGGTACTCCTCAGGCAGCTTATTCAAAGGGTATTACTGATCTCTTTGTTTCGGCTGAAGTGGTGGAAGACATTCGCGCCATTGCGTTCAATCCGTACAATACCACCTCTGATCAGGTGGGTGACGGTGTGAAAGACGAGATGTATCGTACCGCTGGTTTTGGCAATCTCTTCGGTGTCAACGTAGTTGACCTTTACGAGCTTGGTAGCGGCCAGAAGTATAACACGTTGTTTAGTGGTTATGCGGAGTCATCGATTACGGCGAAGCCATTTACCACGAAAGCGCAGGTCATGGTTGGTGTTGATCGTTCTGTTGAGGCGTTTGTGCGTCCTGTTGCTCGGAATTCCGACACGGGTGGTACATTTACCGCGCTTCCGGATGACCAATATGCTCTCCGTCAAGACAAGGTTGGTTTCTACGGCGGTGTTGAAGAGGGACGTGTCCTTCTTGATGCACGCGCTATCGTAGGATTAACTAAGGATATCGGTTAATAGCCTTTATATATCTTTTTGCAGCCCCGGCCCGAAAGGGTCGGGGTTTTCTATTTTTTGGAAAAAATGTGTATCTCCCTTTAATATAAGGTGTAAGATTATGGCCGTAAAAAGAAAAACAGCTAAAAAGGCAACAGCTAAAAAGAAAAGTGTAAAAAATCTTTCTCAAACACACGGAAAAGAAGAAAAATTCGAGCCAACTACCCTCGATCAGATCTGGGGAGATGACGGACTTAACGTGTATGGGACGATGGTGGAAGACCAATACGAAGATCAAATAGATGAGATGAATATTTCTGATCTGCAGACTCACGCCTCAAGAGTGGGAATTATTCCTATAGATAATAGAAAGACTCTTCGGGAAAGACTCCTAAGAGAGTTTCGCAAGCATGTCGCCTCTTACAGAAAACCCGTAGACAATCCTTCTCCAGAACCTGTCCTTAGCGACGAGATGATGAAGATTCTATCCGAGGGAAGATAAGATTTTTTCTGAAAAAACCCCATATAGTGTAATCAACTCTATATGGCAACGGTTTATAATTTCAGCGCGACTCAAGGCTCCCAACTTAGTGTTCGTTTGAATATCAAGGACGCGAGTGGAGACGCTATTAATTTGAGCGGATACAACGCTAGGGGAGTTGTAAAGTATCGATATTCTAGCGCTAATACGTTAGTTGATCTAAATCCCACTATTGTTTCCGGCGAAACAGGAAGCGCTTACGTAAGTGGCTTAATGGACGTTTATTTAAGTGGATCTCAAACTTCTGGCCTTCCTGTGGGAGATTTTGTTTACGATATAGAGAAGTATCCCAGTGGAGCCTCTAATATTGAAGGAGCCGTAGACAAAATTTTAGCGGGCAGCTTTCTTGTCTATCCTCAGGTAACCACTTAATACAATGAGCAGCCAGACTGTAGTTGATGTCGTCATAAGCGGGACTACTGCTACGGTAGTAGATGCCCGAGTAGATGGTATCACTACAATTGCTGGTCCAGCTCCTATTGCTAATGTAAGTGGACAGGTGCCCGATCTCGGGGTGACTACTAGTTATTTGGCGGGACAAGGAGCAATACTGTCTTTAACCAATGATATAGCTAACCTAAGGGCTAACGTTATAATAACCGGGCAAACTCTTACCGACGAAATTGGAGTTTTAAGTGGTGTCCTTATTTCCACCGGAAACTATTTAGAGTCAAACATCTTAACTTTAAGCGGGAATCTCATAGCTTCTGGTAACAATTTAGATTCTCTTAGAGATGTACTGAGCGGCAATCTCATCACAACGGGTCAGACTTTAGAGGCCCAAATTACGAATAACGATACAGATATAGCCGACTTACTCACCAATTTAATAACAACTGGCCAGACTCTCCAAACTCAAATTACAAGCAATGATGGAGATATTTCTACCATCACCAGTAATCTAGTTACTACAGGTGAAACCCTCACAACCGACATAAATAATGTGTCTGCAAATATCGTCTCAACTGGTAAGCTCGTAGATGATATAAGCGGAAATTTAATTGTTACTGGTCAGACGTTGCAAACTGAAATAACATCAAATCTTTCTACCCTCACAACTAATTTAATTATAACAGGTAAGACCCTGCAGAGCCAAGTTACCAGTAATGATACTGACATTACTAATGTTAACTTAAGGTGTGACGCTATTGAAACGAGCGTTGCTACAACTGGAAGTACGTTAACTAGCGAAATAAATATAGTCTCTGGATTGACGACTGGTAACGATGAAGATATCGTCGCTCTACAAACAGCGACGGGAATACTCAGGGCGGCAACTGATTCTAATGCCGCTAACCTTGTATTAACAGGTAGGTTTCTTGATTCTGAAATAGCTATTGTTTCTGGGATAGCTGGAGGGCAAGACCTTGTAAACCTGAGTGGAAGAGTGAATGTTATTAGTGGCAATTTAATTACTACTGGTCAAACCTTAACTACCGATATAAATGCCGTTTCTTCTAATTTAATATTTACTGGAAGTATAGTAGATGATATAAGCGGAAATTTAATAGCAACGGGAAATACGCTTACCTCAGAAATAGCGATAGTATCTGGAATAGCTACAGGAGGTTCCGCTCAAGACTTTAGTGAGTTAAGTGGGAACCTGATAACAACAGGACAAACGTTGACCACTGATGTCAACACGCTCCAAACCCAGATTACCTCTAATGATGGAGATATTACTAGTCTAAATTTGAGAGCTGATTCAATCGAAACGAATTTAATTTCTACTGGGAGCTTTGTTGATGATATTAGTGGAAATCTAATTACCACCGGACAAACATTACAAACCCAGATTACTTCGAATGATTCTGATATCACTGATTTAACTAGCAATTTAATTACCACGGGCCAAACGCTTACAACCAGCATCAACAACGTTAGTTCTAACCTCATAACCACTGGACAAACACTTACTTCTGAGATAGCAATTGTGTCGGGGTTAACAACAGGTTCAGCCTCAGACCCCGCCTTAAGTGGAAAGGTAGATACATTAAGTGGTAATTTAATTACCACAGGGCAAACTCTTCAAGTACAAATCACTTCGAACGATAGCGATATCTCTACGTTAACTTCTAATCTCGTAACTACGGGTCAAACATTGACGGATGAAAAATTTGACAAAAGTGGGGGCACTATATCTGGAAACATTCTTCCTGATGTTACGGAAACATTAGATCTTGGTTCTTCCGCAAAGAAATGGGACAACCTTTGGGCAAAAGATGCTCATATCGATAGCGGTACATTATTTCTGGGTGAAGCCGGAGCTAACATAAAAGTAGTAGATAATAGAATTCAACTAGAAGGAGATTCAGCCGCAAAAGGGCCTCAATTCCAAGGTGATGTAATTATCACGGACGGGACATTAACCGTAAGTGGAAACTTGGCAGTTACCGCAAATCAAACAGGAGTTCTAGCTACTTCTGCCAATTTGATTACTACGGGTGGAAACTTAGAAGCCCAGATAGCATCCAACGACACTGATATTTCCAACCTCACGAGTAATCTGATAACCACTGGACAGACCCTCCAAACCCAGATCACTTCAAATGATGGGGATATAACTACCTTAACCAGCAATTTAATAACGACTGGTCAGACTTTAACTTCAGAAATAGCTATCGTTTCCGGAATAGCTACAGGAGGTTCAGCCGAAGACTTCGCTGCTTTAAGCGGGGACTTAATCACAACAGGTCAGACTTTACAAACGCAGATTACGAGCAACGACTCGGATATTTCGACGTTAACATCTAATTTAATTACCACAGGACAAACGTTACAGACTCAGATTACCTCTAATGATGGAGACATTACCAATCTAACCACCAATCTCATTACTACTGGTCAGACGCTCACGAGTGAGTTAGGTACAGTATCGGGGCTCATTACTGATAATGATGCAGAAATTGCTGCTTTGTTGGCGGCTACCGGAGAACTTAAGACGGATACTAACACAAACGCTTCTAATCTCGTAACGACAGGACAGACTTTAACTACAAACATAAATACTGTATCCACTAATTTAGTTTCCACGGAAAGCGTAGTGGACGACATCAGTGGCAATCTGATAACAACTGGGCAAACTTTGCAGACCCAGATTACATCGAATGATGGAGACATAACCTCACTCACGAGTAACTTGATAACTACTGGACAGACATTACAAACGCAGATTACAAGTAACGATGCAGATATCGCCACCTTAGATTCCACAACAGTTAAAATTACAACTGATCAAAGTGTCGCCGGAAACAAAATCTTTACCGATAAGGTAATCATTAACAACCTTACCGTAACAGGTACAGAGGTAATTGTTGATGTAGAGAATTTAGCAGTTAGGGATAATATAATTCATATTAACAGCGGCGAAAGCGGCGCTGGGATTAGCCGCATATCCGGGGGCATAACGATAGATCGAGGTACAGAACCTTCGGCGAACATTTTATATAACGACGCTAACGATAGATTCGAGTTGAACTTTCCTTTGGCGACAGAGGGGAATGTGGTAGCAGCCGCAGCTAACTTAATTACCACAGGTCAGACTCTCACCACAAGCATAAACACCGTATCCACCAACCTTGTCTCGACGGGCAAAGTTGTTGACGATATTAGCGGGAATTTAATCACGACGGGTCAAACACTGCAAACGCAGATTACCGCCAACGATGCTGATATTTCAACCAATGTGGGTAACATTGCTACCAATGTTAGTGATATATCATCCCTTACAACCAATCTTGTTGCAACGGGTCAAACACTACAAACACAGATCACATCGAATGATGGTGACATATCCACACTTACAAGTAATCTGGTGACCACGGGTCAGACCCTTACAACCAACGTTAACACCGTCTCATCCAATTTGGTTTCTACCGGTGCGATTGTTGATGACGTTAGTGGGAACCTGATTACAACTGGGCAGACATTACAAACCCAGATTACGTCCAATGATACGGACATTACGAATTTAAGTAGTAACCTAGTTACTACTGGTCAGACGCTCACTACAAACATAGATACTGTTGCCACTAATCTTGTGACGACTGGCCAGACTTTAACTTCGGAGATAAATACCGTCTCGGGATTGATTCCTCCTACTGTTGTGGATGGGGCGGGAGTTACGGGGTATACCGCGAGATGGTATGATGGTAACACATTAACGACGGGTGTTTTATATGATAATGGAACTAATGTCGGTATCGGTACCTCAAGCCCGCAACGTCTTCTTCACGTAAATGGGGATGCCATAATTAGCGGTAAACTTTACGATCAAACCAATTCGACGGGAGATAAAGGTTACGTCCTCACAAGCGACGACAACGGTCCGCTCTGGAAAGCTTCGGGAGACTTTGACGGGTTAAGTGTAAACTTGATTACGACCGGTCAAACGTTGACTACGAACCTGATCGCAACTGGCGTGTTCGTGGATACGAACACGGCCGGTGTCGCCACCAATGTAGCGAACCTAATCGCAACGGGTGCGTTTGTCGATACGAACACGGCCGGTGTCGCCACCAATGTAGCGAACCTAATCGCAACGAACGCATCGAACCTAATCGCAACGGGTGCGTTTGTCGATACGAACACGTTGGGAATCGCTACCAACGTAACGGCTATCGCCCTTAACGCATCGAACCTAGTCTTAACGGGTGCGTTTGTCGATACGAACACGGCTGGTGTCGCCACCAATGTAGCGAACATCGCCACTAACGCATCGAACCTAGTCTCAACGGGTGCGTATTTGACTTCCGAAATAGCTATCGTTTCCGGTATCGCCGAAGCTCATACGGATTTGACCGCGACCGGTCACATCATCGACTTGTTAAGCGGGGACTTGATTACGACCGGTCAAACGCTGACGACGGACATCAATGCGGTTGCGTCGAACCTAGTCTTAACGGGTGCGTTTGTCGATACGAACACGGCTGGTGTCGCCACCAACGTAACGAACCTAATTACGACCGGTCAATATTTAACCGATGAGATAATTACTGTCTCCGGATTGATTCCCGCGACTGTTGTCGATGGAGCGGGGGTTACAGGGTATACTGCGAGATGGTTTGATGGTAACACATTAACGACAGGAGCTTTATACGACAACGGAACTAGGATTGGTATAGGGAATGATGCGCCCGACTATACTCTTGATGTTGCTGGCACCGTGGGCATCGACAACTACATCTACCATAATGGGGATAACGATACTTACCTAAAATTCGACACCGATGAAGTTAATTTAGTTGCTGGTAATTGGTCTGCTTTAAAGCTTGATAAAGCAACCGGAAAAATTCAGTTGAATAATACAAATGCCGATCTTGATTTGCAAGTGATGGCAGATGATGGTGAAGTAATTTTACACACAGATGCGGGTACGAACAAAGTAGGTATTGTTGCTGGTGGTGATGTTCAAATTCTTTCGGTAGACCCGGGTCCCGGCACTTCCAATCCTACAGATGGCAGATTACTTTTTGATAAAGTATTTGATAATAGCGGCGAAGCCACTGCTAACAAGATTGTTCTTTACGATGATGGTGGAGTGGGGGCTCAATGGAAGGGCGGTATTGGTGTTAGTTCAAGCGATATAGATTTCTTTTCGGGAGATAATTTCAGATTTTGGACAAATCATGGGTCAACTACTGAAGGTGACAACAGGCTTACAATTTTGGCTGACGGCAAAGTTGGCATCGGAACCACTACGCCAGCCACAACCCTTCATCTTTATACTACTTCTGGTAATAATTATCTAAAAATAGAAAACCAATCAACAAGCCAAGCGGCTTTATGGTGGAAAACGGGTACAACAGACGCTAGTTGGATAGCTTACATTCCTTCGTCGTCTTCGGATTTAAGGTTATACGCTGGGGCAGATAAGGTTACTTTTAAAACTGACGGCAAAGTTGGTATCGGGACTATTACGCCAGCTGGATTACTTCACTTAAGAGTAAGTAGCGGTGCTTTAAATACATATTATGATGGAGATGGAGATAAGATTTTATGGTTCCGTACCGCGTCTGGGACTGCTCAATCAGAGTGGAAAGTAGACGCGGCCAAAACTTGGATAACAACAAGAGGGACACTGCCGCTAAAATTTGGTACAAACGATACCCTTGCTCTAACTATTGATGGCTCGTCTCAAGCAGCCACATTCAGCGGTACGTTAACGGGTACAAGTGCTACGTTCACGGGCGTAATTACCGCTGACGCTGGTTTAGTCCTCAATGATAATGATAAGATTAAGCTAGGGACTAGCGGTGATCTGGAGATTTACCATGATGGAAACAATTCATTCATAAAAGATGCCGGAACAGGTGGGTTATATATTTATACAAATACTCTTGCTGTAACAAATGCTGCTGGTAATGAAAACATGATATACGCCACCGAAAACGGCGCTGTAACTCTTTATCATGATAACGCTGTAAGACTAGCCACTACTTCAACTGGCGTAGCTGTTACTGGTGGCGTTGTAGCTACCTCCACAATTCAAGTGAGCCGTTCCAGTGCCTCACCGTTGTTTCAAGTAACTGACGCTGACGCTGGTGGTGGAGCTAAAAGTCGTTGGTTTGGGTTAGTGGATGGGACAAGTCGGTTCGCCATTTATGGCACTAATGGTACAACTGAAGAATTTAAGTTGGATGATGGAGGCGCAGCCACATTCAGCGATACGCTCAACATAGCCAGCGGCAATCTCCAAATAGGGGGGACCAATATAATCAACTCTGGTCTGGCTATGTACAACTTGGAATCATTCAAGTTGGCCGATACCAAGAAAGCGTATTTTGGGTCGAGTAATGATTTAGAAATTTATCATGATGGTTCTCACTCTTATATTTCAGATCAAGGTGCAGGGTATTTAAGAATAAAAGCATCCAGTTATTTGCAGTTGATGGCTAGTGATGGCGAAGTATATATAAACTGCGAGGCTAATGGGGCAGTATATTTATCATACGACAACTCTACTAAACTAGCTACAACTTCAACAGGCGTAACTGTTACTGGAGCTTTAAAGACTACAACAATTTTAGATACTAATAACAGCGCCGGAACTAATGGACAAGTTTTAACCACTACCGGCTCCGCTCTGGATTGGAAGACTTTGGCTGAGATTTCTGGTGTCGATGGAACTGGTACTGCAAACTACCTTTCGAAGTGGACAGATACAGATACGATAGGCAACTCGAGCATTTTTGATAATGGAACAAATGTCGGCATCGGGACGGCTTCACCTAACTACAAACTGGAACTTTCATTTGCGGCTGGAAATCATACTACTGGCATGGCGATTACGAATACCCAAGCTGGTGGCTATGGTAATGCACTTAATTTCGTATCCAAAAGAAGTGACGATAGCTCGCTCAATATTGCGGCACGAATCCGAACTGAAGGTGCTTCTTCTTGGAATACTGACGCTTCAACAAGCACCAATTTGAAATTTGAGACTGTATCCGCAGATACTGTGGCTACAAGAATGACCCTTCTTCATAACGGCAATATTGGCATGGGAACTCCTTCGCCTTCTGAAAGGTTGGATATAGAGTGGACTGATGGAGCCAACTATTCATCAAGTAGCGTTACTGAAGGAGTAAACATAAAACTCTCCAATGTTCAGAGTAATACGAATGGAGTCGCAGGGTTAATTTTTGGTGCAAGGTCAACTACCACTAGTTATGCTAAAGTTGGAGCAGAGGTAACTGGTAATGGAAATATAGATTTATTCTTTCAGACGGAAGGTAGTGGTACTATTGGTGAAAGAATGCGTATTAAAGCTGACGGCAATGTTGGCATCGGGACTACTGCGCCATCCGTCAAGCTTCATGTTGCTGGAGCGGTGACGGTTGATGGTGGCGGTGCTGCGCAAGCAGCGAATACTAACGCTGATGATCTAGTGATTAGAGGCGACGACAACCGGGGTATCTCGATAATAACAGGAACAAACAAAGACGGGCGAATAGTTTTTAGCGACACAGCAGATACGGTAGTAGGTGGTTTACGGTACGATCATGGTGTCCCCCATATGCAGTTGCTAACTGAAGGTTCAGTTGCCCTTACGCTTAATGGTTCTCAAAACGCCACATTCAGCGGCGCGGTGGTGGCTACAGGAGCGCTGACGGCTAACGGACTGTTTTACGTAAACAATTTAGCACAGATAGCGCAGTCAAAGAGTAGCACAACTGATCCAACTAGCAACATAATGCTTCAGTTGAAGAACACCAATACCACAAACAATGTTTATAACACCCTGATGTTCAAGGATGCGCAGGGTAATGATGGTGCGTGTCTTTCAGCAAGGCATACAGACCATACTGGCAACAAGGCGGGTATAGGGTTATGGACTAGGGACGGAAGCAACTTGATTGAAAGGATGACCATTGCTCCGGGTGGAGCAGCCACGTTTAGTGGAACATTAGGAGTTACAGGTGCTATTACTGCATCTTCTATGACAAATACTCTAGGGAGTGCAGTAGCGTCTACCAATCTTCAAACTATATTAAATGGGGTAGCCAGTAAGGCCAATAGGATTAAATTTCAAGAGGGTGGTGTTGACAAATGGCTTCTTGGTCAAGGTGCAGCATCAGAAACAAGTGCGTTTGAACTATACAACGCAGTTGGCGTTATAGCTATTAGTGTCAATAGGACTTCAAGCCTTACAACATTAGGGGCGGGACTAGCAGTTACAGGAACGGGTACGTTCAGCGGTGCGCTGACGGGCACTAGTGCTACGTTCAAATTAGATGCAGGGCTTACCCTTGAACGCACATCAGTTGATTCAAGACTGCGGATGTTCAATACGGGCGGTGAATGGATTATTGCTTCGACCTACGGGTCTACTGGAGCGTATGACCCAATTAAATTTCAAACAAGTGATGTCACTAGACTTACGATTGCTGCTAATGGAGCATCCACATTCAGCAGCACGGTTCGGGCCGAGGACAGGTTTGATCTTTATGACGGGACAAAGGTTTGGCAAATTAAAAATGTTAGCGGAACTTTTAGTTTGCGAAACGGAAATACGGGAGCGATTCCTATATCTATTACTAGCGCAGGAGTATCCACATTCAGCGGTGATATTAAAATAATAAAAAGTGATGCGCAACTTTTCCTTGATGGAGGAAATGTTGAGGGATATTTCTATATGGCAAGTAGCGCAGCTTACCTAAGAACAACAACCGCTCACCCATTATATATTGGAACAAACAATTCTATTGACCTTACGATTATCTCTGACGGCAATGTTGGCATCGGGACAACTGCGCCAAGTGCGGATCTTGAAGTGTCAACAGCATCTGGAGGAGAATTCTTAGTAACAAAATCTGGTAGCTCTGGTGTCACTTTACAGCAAGTCAATGGCGGTGATGCGACCTCTGGTTCTTTAGCTATAAAAGCTGGTACGGCGATGGCATTTTATACCAACGGTACTGGTCAAGCTGTATACATTGATAATTCACAAAACATCGGGATTGGGGTGACTCCAGAAACTTGGCACTCAAGCTATACGGCATTACAATTTGCAGGCAATGGAGCATTGAGTGGGTGGGGTAATCAGCAAGCTGGTGCCGCGATATTCTTATCCCAAAACTCTTACCTTGACCAGACAGCTTGGAAATACATCTCAACAGACGAAGCTAGTAGATACGAACAGGTTAATGGTGCGCATACATTCTCAGTAGCTCCAAGCGGCACAGCAGATGCAGCAATAACTTGGACAACCGCTCTCACTATTAATACAAGTGGCAATGTCGGTATCGGGATTGCTGCGCCAACTCAGCACCTTCATGTAGCAGGTAACATGCGCTTAACGGGAGGATTCTATGATAAAGATAATTCCCTCGGAAGTGCTGGACAAATTTTAACAACAAATGGAAGTGCAACTTATTGGAGCGCCGCGGGTTCAGGGACTGTCACCGGAAGTGGTACGGATAATTATGTACCAAGATGGAATGGTACTACTGCTTTAGAGAATTCGACCATAACTGATGATGGAACCACGGTCACAGTTGGCGGTTTAATAACTAGTACAGGGAATAGCAACGGACGCGTAACCAACTGGAAAGCAAACGGTTCTGGATGGGCCGTTAATGTATTTCAAACTAATGGTGGTGCTGATAAATGGGCGCACGGCATAAATAATAGTAATGAATATTATATTTATAACTACGCCACTAGTACGACGGACTTTATTATCAAAGCTGACGGCAAAGTCGGCATCGGGACTACTGCTCCAAGTATGACGGATGGGGGCTTGCAAGTTCATTCTACGGCAAGCACGGGTCGCATTAAGTTAACTTCAGCAACAACTGGAGCGGGTTCGACTGATGGATTTGCCTTGGTAACTGATGCAAGCGGAAATATTTACTACTACAACCGGGAGCAAACCTATCAAGGTTTTTACAACCACAACGGTACTACAGTTGCGGAAGTATGCCGAATGACATCAGACGGCAAAGTCGGCATCGGTAGTACTTCGCCGGAGATGCCGCTGGTTGTTAAAACAACGGCTGCGATTCAGACGATGAAATTGAAGGGCGGTCATACCGGGTATGGCTCTTCACTTCAGTTTGACGCTACGGATGCTGGCGGTTTGAATTTTGAGTTGGTTAGCGGCGGGTCTGGGACAGGTGGAGGGATGAATAGTAAGTTCTCCATTCGGGATGTTGCTAATAATGCGTCTCGCCTGACCATAGATAGCGTAGGCAACGTCGGCCTCGGGATAACTACTCCGTCCGAGCACCTTCATATTGCCGAATCAACTTCTGCTTCAGCTAGTATACGTATCACCAACTCAACTACGGGCACAGGTAGCTCAAGCGGTTTAAGGGTCTCGCTAGAGGCGGACGAGAATACTACAATCATGAACCATAGCAACACCAATTTGAATTTGGGTGTTAATGGTCTGAATGTAATATCTATAAAAGATGCCAAAGTCGGCATCGGGACTACTGCGCCAAACTCAAAGCTAGAAATTGCAGGGTTTGATTCAACTACCACTTTGGGAGACAGCATTGATCTGTTGATAGAAGGAGGAGGGAACACAAATAAACTTGTTCAATTGGGAATGGGATGGACGGGTCATAGTTCAGGAGTGAAGCCACCCGTTGTGTTGGCAGCAAAAACCATACTCGCAAGTGGCCATACCTATGCTGATTTTATTATAGCAAACCGAGAATCTACGGTAGGAGGAACAGCTCCCGTAGAGCATATGCGGGTTACTTATGACGGCAAAGTCGGTATCGGTACTACTGCGCCGGGAGCCAAGTTAGATGTTAGAGGAGCAGATGGTTATTTGAAATTTGATACTAGTGGCTCAGACGGCACAATTAAATCAGATTATAATTTAAAACTGTACGCAGATGATACTGGCGACAACAGTAGTGGTTATCAAAATATTCAATTTTATACTGCTGGTGCTAATGAACGGATGCGGATTGCTTTTGACGGCAAGATACAAATAGGTAACAACGTTCCGATGTGGTCGGGTTCATACGGAGGCGCGCTATTCTTAAAAGGTAATAACGCAACAAGCGATAGATACGCCCAACTTACTATAGTTGATTCTACTGGGTCTAGCGTAACTACTGGACTTGTAGTGAGCAATGCTGGAGATGTCGGAATAGGTACCGTATCTCCTAATAATGTTAGTAATAAGGCTACTCTAGAATTGAATGCCGTTTGGGGTGGGGTTATAGAAAGCAGCGTTTCAGGAACAGTTAAGTCGCGCTGGGATTGGTCTACTGGGGGTATTACTCAATTCGGCACTTACGTTAATGAGCCGTTACATTTAATAACAAACTCGTCAATGGCGGTGACTATACTGGGTGACGGCAATGTCGGTATCGGCTCTGCTTCTCCGGCCGCACCTCTTGATGTCCCAAGAGCATCAGACTATAAGGTAATAAAACTTGGTGATGATATTACATCTCACTATGTACTAACCGGCAACCAAGATCACACTTTAACTTTAACTTGCGCGTCTTATTTCCAAGCTGAAATAGTTATTACAGCTCATCAAACAAATGGAGGAACATATAATAATTTATACATAAGGGGAATTTGGTCTAATAATGATACATCACACCATTGGGACGAAATAGAAAACGTTGGAAGCCTTACGAACAGCACCTTTACTATTACAAACGGACAAAACGGAGCCACGACTAACTCGGGTGAGTGGAAAATAGTTCACGATTATGTTAGCGGTACATTTGTCAAATTTACCGTAAGGATAACGGACTTTTACGGCACCCATGCATATACAATATCATAAAAAATGAAAATATACAATATCATAAAAAATGAAATTCTCAGGATTTAACACTACGACAAAGATAGGCGTCGGAACTACTGCGCCAGCAAGAACTCTTGATGTGCAGGGACCAGCGGGTAACGATGATGTTATAGCTATTCGTCACCCATCTGGTGGTAGTTCGTGGCTTAAGTTGGGGTTTTGGAATGGAACCACAGAGAGGGCTTCAATAAGAACTCAAGATGACGCCAGCCATGTGAGTATTTTTTGTAGTACGACCGAACGGATGCGGATTATGTCCGACGGCAATGTTGGCATCGGGACTACTGCGCCAGCAACTTTGTTTGATGCAAAATCATCAAGAACTCACAATTTTATTGGGCGATTTGTAAATACAAGCACGGTGGGGTGGGGAGCCTATATAGAGGGCGGCGGGGATAGCGCTGATTATTCGTTATTGATTCGTAACCAAGCCAGTAGTGATTTATTTGCTATAATGGGGGGTGGTGAAATTCGTGTGGCCAACCAAACATTAGTTGATAGTGCTTACACAAACTACAATATGACATTCCCTGACTTGGGAGGCATAGCAATAGGGAGCGCTTACACTTATGCAAATATTTATGCAACCAGTGGCAACCTTCATTTAAGAGCAAATGCATATGTTGCGAATACAGGATCAACCTCTAAAATATTTTTACAAACTGCCAATAGTGGAGGAGGTCAAGCGGCAGATGTAGTGGTTAATAACGGCAATCTCGGCCTCGGCTATGGTAACCCAGATTATACGCTCAAAATTGCAGGAGATTTTTATGTTCGCGACGGTTCCACTTTTGGCGGCAACGTCACCCTTGCAACTGGTGGAAGCAATACTGCCCCAAGATTAGCTTTTGGTGATGGGAATACTGGGTTTTTTGAACTCGGCGACAATGACCTGTATATTACCATTGGAGGCACGCGGAGTTTTATTATTGAGGAAAACGCATTTTATGGAGCCAACGCTACTGCGGCAATGATGCGAGGTGCTATAGCTTCGGCAGCAACCACAGCTTCGTTTTGTTTCAACTCGGATACGGATACAGGTATCGGGAGGGCAGCCGCCGATAAGCTTTCTCTTGTGGCTGGAGGGGTTGGTACAGTTACTGTTACATCCACTTCGGTTGGCATCGGGACAACTTCGCCAGCAGATGAACTGCATGTATACGGGTCGGGCAATATTGCGCTATTCCAATCTAGTTCTGTCAATGTATGGCTTCAATTGAAAGGAAGCACAACATATAGTTGGCAAATAGGAGCAACAGGCAATGGGCTTCAGTTTTACAACGATGAGACATCAGCTTATAGAGTAGTCTTTAAAAAAGACGGCAATGTCGGCATCGGGACAAATACGCCAAGTGAGAAGCTAGAGATATCTGGGGCAAGTGGTTTAGACGGAGCCACCCCTATTACTTTAAGGCTTCATTCAACAAACGACGGAAATTGGTCAAATCAAGTAGACGCAACAAGGATTGATTTTTCTACTGCTGATACTGGTGGTTATGTTGGGGCTGGAACAAAAGCCAGAATAAGTTCGTACCATAGAACACCAACAAATGTTTCTTCTGGTGGCCCAATGGGGCTTAAATTCTATACTGCAGGTGATGCGACTGCAACCGCCCTAACTTCAAGGATGGTGATTGATCCAGACGGCAGTGTCGGCATCGGAACTACTACGCCAGCTAATATTGTTGATGTACGAAGTAGCGGAACCCCTACTCTTGCCGTTAGGAATACTGGTACTAGCGCAAACGCTACGCTTCATCTCGGTGAAGTAAACCAGACGGCTTATGGAGTAGAATTGAGGTACGAGGGTAATTTAGGAAATCTCTTTTTGGAGAACCGTTATAATCACGCGACACGACCTCATATGTATTTCAGGATGAGAGTGGCTGGTACTCCGATTACTGCCATGACGATTGATCCAGCGGGTAATGTCGGCATCGGGACTACTGCGCCAGCTATGCCCCTTCATGTCTATTCGACTGCTAACGATGTTCTAAAGATTCAAGGTGCTGACCACGTTAGGGTGCATATTGACGGAACGGACTCGTCAGAAAAATCTTTAAACTTTTCGGAAGCGGGTAGTTTGATGTGGAAGTTGGGGATGGAGAATATCGCCCCATTCGAAGCTTTTGTTATTAAGAATAACGACAATGGTGCTCCCCAGTTTGTGATAGATTATAGCAGCGGCTATGTCGGTATCGGAAATACTACGCCTAATAATGGTCAAAACGTTACGGATAGGGTTCAACTTGCAATAGGGAATACGGCGCAGGTTGGTGGACGTGCAAGTGGTACTCCAAGTTGGTTTAATATTAGTCATGGAACTTATTTTAATGGAACTAATTGGAAATATTATTCAGCGGCAGATGAAGCTGCACTGATTGAAGGTTATAATGGTGGTCTGTACGCCCGGATGGCTGTAGCTGGTACCAATGCGGGAGACAATATTAGTTGGGTTACAGCATTAACCGTATTGAATACAGGCTACGTCCATATGGATGGAGCATCCCAAGTGAGATTGACCCTTGGAAGTCAAGGAACACCGGGAACTAATGACGCCAACTGGATAAGAGGAAATGCTACTAATTTAAACTCTAACTCTGCGGGTGGAATACACTCTTGGGAGGTAAGCGGTGTAGAGAAAATGAAGCTGGACGCGTCGGGCAATCTGACGATTAACGGCAACATAAGCAATACTGCCGACGCGGGTTATTATTACCTTAACAATGCCGGGACAGGAAATAGCGGAGTTTATATTGCGGGATTTAGTACCGACATTATGAGATGCCATGTTCCCGCTGCTAAATATTTTCAATGGGAGGTTGGCGGCGCTGAGAGAATGAAACTTGATTCATCAGGTTTATTGACAATTACGGAATCGGGCAATGCTGGTGGTATAAATTTCCCTATTGCCAATTCTCGAATTTATTTTGGAGGTACTAGAGCAATAGAGGGCACTCCCGGTAATGCAAGTGGCAACTTAACTTTTGGTGAAGGATACACGAGCGGAAAAGTTAGGCTTATAGCTGGGACAACAGAAGTAACTGGTGCGCTGACGGGTACTACGGCTACGTTTAGTGGCAACTTAAGTGCCGGGGGGGCTAGCAGCACTTGGGTGGGTTACTCCGTAATTCAAGTAAAAGCTGCATCAATGGCATCCTCTGGCGTTGAATGTGAGTTGGGAGCTAACGTTTACTATAATTCTGGATGGAAATATTATAACGGCACGGTCGGAGCCACCCTGTACGAAGCTTACAACGGGGTTCACAAGTGGAAAACCGCACCGAGCGGCACAGTAAACACGGCGGTGGCACTCACGGATAGAATGAACCTATCCTCCACAGGACTAACAATCACAGGAACGGGTACATTCAGCGGAAGTTTAAAAGCCGTAACAATTTTAGATACTAATAACAGCGCCGGAACTAATGGACAAGTTTTGACCACTACCGGCTCCGCTTTGGATTGGAAAACTTTAAGTGAGATTTCTGGGGTAGATGGCAGCGGTACTGCCAATTACATTCCGAAATGGACTGATGGTGATACTATTGGGAATTCTCAAATATTTGATAATGGAACCAATGTCGGCATCAACGATGCAACTCCCACTTACAAACTAGATGTTAATGGAACATTTAGGGCAACTGGAGCAGGGACGTTTGGCGGTGCGATCACGGGTTATTCGCTTGCAGTCACGGCTGATAATAGCGGCTGGAATCCGGGGATAGCCTTAATAAACACCAACGCAGACTCCTCCCCAGCTTATATGAAGCTGGAAAAGATTAGTGCCAGCCCAGCAGACAATGATTTCATCGGCGGTATCACATTCAGGGGTAGAAATGATGCTGCTGAAATTCACACCTATATGGAGATGTGGGGTGTCGCTACAGATGTTTCAAATGGAAACGAGTCAAGCAAGCTAAACATACACACTTTTAAACATGGTGTGGAATATCCCACCAGTCTTATCCTTGTTGGCAACGATGTCGGCATGGGAGTTACCCCAACTGCCGTTAACACTTCGCATAGAAGTCTACAGATCGGCGGCAACGCCAACATCCAAAGTTACGGAACCAAAGGTGCGAGTGGTGAGGTGGATTACTGCCACAATGTTTATCTCAACCAAGATGGTAACTACAAGTTAATAAGTGCAGATGAAGCTACTATGTATCGTCAGAGCTCGGGCAAGCATATATTTTATAGTTGGGCTAGTGCTGCCGCTGGTTCAAATGTAAGCGTCAACGCTGCCGCAACTAAGCTCATCATTTTGGCTGACGGCAATGTCGGCATCGGGAGTGCTACGCCGGGTAAAACGCTGGATGTTGCTGGAACCTTCAGGGTTTCGAATGAGGTAACCCTCAGCGACCCCAACACGGCTGTTGATAAAATAGGTGACGCTACAACCACAGGGTATCGGGTAAGACATTCAAATTTAAGTCAGGGAATATATATTGGTTACAACACTATCATGGGGGCGGGTTCAAGTGCAAATCAAGATATAACAATAAACGCAAAGGGAACGGGCGATTTATTATTAAATTCTACTGACGGCGGCAAAGTTGGCATCGGGACCGATACCTGTTCTTCAATCCTCCACGTTGACGCGGAAATGTCTTTAGGTCAAGACGGTAACAACCGGTCCATGCTTGGTTACTCAAATTCTACGAATCGTTTATATATTGGGACGAGGCAAAGTAGTACTAATTATTTCGACACTGTTTCGGTTACAAGCGGCAAAGTCGGCCTTGGGGGGAGAACTGCTCCGTCAACGACTTTGGTAATACAAGGTATTTTTGATGGTTCTGCAACTCCAAGTGTTTCCGCCCCTAGCAACAACACAGCCAATAAGGGAATAGAAATTATAAAAGAACAATCGTCTGGCTGGGGGATTGGCGAGACATACGGAATAGATTTTGCCGCCACTAGCTCTGTTAACTCCACAAACCAATATAAGGTAGCTGCCATATATGGCGCAGTAGAGTCAGTACCATATTATGTTGCTGGCAAGTTGGGGTTTTATACGACTACAGGTGGGAATGGTGCATTATTATTAGAAAGAATGACGATAAAGGCTAGCGGCAGTGTCGGCATCGGTACTACTGCGCCAGTTCAAAAATTAGATGTGGCAGGAAACATTAATATAACTGGTGCCAATACTAATACTGGTTATGATAGGTATTTCAAAATGTACGGGAATAGCGATCCGGCGACAAATACCAACAGGTGGGCTGGTATTGGACTTTATAATAATGGAGGCAATAACGTCAACGAATTAGCATTTTTTACGGGAGCCGGTGATGGCGCACGAACAGAAAAGGTTCGTATTAATAATCAAGGCAATGTCGGCATCGGGACTACTACGCCAAGTTCTATTTTACATACACGAATAGCAAACTCAGATTACGCAAACTCCGTAACTGGTGCTTCATTGATTGCTGAATCCACGGGTAGCCAAGCAAAAATTGTCATGAAAGTTGGCTCCAAGCATGCAGTAATAAGAACTGACAGCGGCGGGGCGATAGCTATTACGCCCCATTCTAGTGATATATATCTACAAAATTCAACTACAATGGTTGTTAAGGCTGACGGCAAAGTCGGCATCGGGACTGCTTCGCCATCACAAGTATTTGAGGTTTACGATGGAACATCTCACATGATGTATAACGGCAACATCAATATGTACAAGGATGATTGCGGGTTATATGTGCGAGATTTATCGGGGACAGTAGGAATTCAGCTATTAGAAGGGACAAGCAATAGTTTTATAAGAGAGGGTAACTTCGGCATCGGGGATACTGCGCCGGGCGGTCTTTTATCTATAGGTACAAATGGTTCTTCCTATTTCAGTTCTAGCGCTCCAAATACGTTAAACTTTTTTTACAATATAAACAGCGACACGGGCGGGTGGATTAATTATAGAGGGTATCAGGACGGAACCACTCAAACGAGAGATTTGATAATCGGTGACGGGAAGGGTGCGAAAATAGCAACCTTTGACGGATCTACCAAAAGACTCGGCATCGGGATTGATGCTCCGGCTTATAAATTAGAAGTTTCAGATTCTGTAACGGGCGATTGGTTGTGTAGAATCAACAACACAGCAACCACCAGCACTCCCTCTGGTCTTATAGTTAGAACCGGTTACAATTCTGCAACTGCCACAGGTGGTTATTTATTAGGTTTATTGGCAGGCCCTGATTATAGACTCGTAGTTCAGAATGATGGCAATGTCGGCATAGGGACTATTACGCCAGCACAAAAGCTCCACGTGATGGGTCAAATAAGTGCTGACAATGCAACTGGGGTATCAATGGCATGGTATAATACTGGTTCGATTCGTGGTCATCTTGGGATGACAGGCAACGAAGGTGACTTATCAATTTATAGATCAAGTGCTGCAAAGCACGTTTATTTAAGTTCTTATTACGATTGTTATATAAACCCAGCAATCGGCAATGTCGGCATCGGTGATACTACTCCCACTTACAAATTGGATGTTAATGGAACATTCAGAGCAACTGGCGCGGCGAATTTGGATAGCTCATTAACGGTTAGCGGCAACACAACGCTTGGTAACGATGACATGACCGACAGTTGGCAGTATTACGGCAGAAACACAAATACGCAGCTTACAACAAAGTATTTTTACATAGCGGCAAGCGGTACACAGGGAAAATCGGCAGAGGTGTGTAGGTTGTTTTTTAATTTGGTTCATTGGGGGACTTATGGGGCTGTTACAGTAGAGTTGTACGACCTCTATTACGGAGGCGATGGCTACTTGAAATATGGTTGCAAGGCGGGCAACGGCAACGCTTGCGGAATTGAGCTAATTGAAGCGAGGGGAAACACAAGCGGGATGAAGGCAGACTTTGGTGCTGCCGTTGATACCGGGGGGGTGTATTCTGGGTACGCCAACTATTATGTCCCGGTTGTTGTTTATGCCAATGACTACAGACAACTCAAGGTTGTTGTTAGCACTACAAGATCCATTACAGCTTGGACAAACACCTCGTCCTACGGTGCATTGGCCTTTGCTCCATCAATATCTTATTCCAATATAAGTGATTTTAACCATACCGCGGTTCCAGAGCTAAACCCAACGCTATCTGGAGGTAACGCCACAACTCCAAACGCCACTTCTTCCCTGTACTCCACCCGTATGCAGATTCGAGAAGCCTTTCGAGATGATGGCGCGCAGATTTTAAGCAGCGCCGGTGCTTTGCTAAACATAACTACGCTGACAACCAGCAGCAGCATAGTTCAATCAGGAACAGGAGCTAACATAGACCTTGGTACTAGGCTCAAACTCAACATACAACTGGAGGCTCAGACAAAACGATAATAATGGTGGCGACTTTACCATCAAGCGTTCCACCGCTGGGGGTGGCACAACTTTTGAATCTGTCCCTACGCTACAATTTCTTTCGGACCATAAGGCTATATTCAGAGGTGATATTGTAAGCGGTACCGGAAGCATTGCTTGGGCAACATTAGGAGGAATTAGAATAGCAAACGGCGCAAGTGCTTACAGTTTCTTTTCTGCCAGCGACCAGACTAAAACATGGTTTGCTGGAATAGACCACCATATGGCGGGTGGTAAAATGGGTATGGGTAGCAGTCATGATTTGACGATTGTAACAGGAAATGTTGAAGCTATAAAAGTTGACACATCTCAAAACACCATATTCAGCGGAGATATTGCTGCGGGGACAAACAATGTCTACGACATTGGGGCAAGTAATAAGTTCTTCAGACATTGTTATCTTTATTATCTTCACGCCAGCACCCTTACAGCCACGGGGAACTGCACATTGGGCGACTCAACCTCCGCTGACTCACACACCATAAACGGCAGATTGCTAGTTAAGCCCGCCTCAATAGGCTATATTGATTTTTTAAGTAATGGTAGTTACGCCTGCCGAATAAAAAACCCGAATGGGAATCTTCATATTGGCGGCGGCAAGATATTTTTGGAGTATGGGGCGGGGGATGTTGTTGCTGCTACAATTGACGGTGCGACGGGCAGAGTCGGCATTGGGAGCGATACACCGATTCGGCAATTAGATGTATTAGGGGCAGTCGCTGGTCAATATTCTGCAGCTCTAATAAACACAAGTGCAACAGGGCATGGTCTATATATAAAAGCCGCGGCGAATAGTGCGTCTTATTTTTCGCTTGCGGTGGATGATAAAGATGGTACTACAAATTTTGTGATTCGTGGTGACGGCAAAGTCGGCATCGGGACTAATCCAACAGCGAGACTTTACGTAGTGGAAACTGCAAATAATGCGTGGGCACTCCAAGTCAAAGGCACAGGTACAAGCGCTAATTATGGATTGGAAGTTAATTGTTCGGCGGGATATGCTTTATCTTCTCAACCATTTAAAGTTCAGACACCTAGCGGCGGCCCATTTTTTATAGATGGAAATGGCAATGTCGGTATCGGGGATGGTTCCCCTGATTACAAACTAGAGGTTGCAGGAACATTGAGAATAGATGGAACTAGCTCATTGGCTGGTGCGGTGGAGGTTCACAGTGCGTTCTCGGCTTACCAATCGGGGTATTTTAAGCACGCTACAACTGGCTCAAAAAAGGGTGCTATATCAACTGGAGGTGCGCTAACTACTTGGCCGTTCCCAAGTGAAACAGCCTATGGTTCGCTGCAAAGCTGCGTAGGTAATGCCTCACTTACAGATTGCGCGTTTCCCTCAATTCACGCCTACGGTGGTGCGGGTGTTATAGGCGTAGGCGGCACGGATACTGGAGGAAGGCAAAATATTGGGGTGTTAGGCTACCAGCGGTTTACTCAAGATATGTCCACCAACACCTCTAACTACGGGTTTGGGGGCTACTTCATGGCTAAAGGTCTTGGCGCTTGTACTGATTTCAAGGGGCATTATGTTGGGGTATATGGTAGGGGCGATACAGGATCAGATGCTGTAGAAACTCCTTACGGGACTGTTACGGGAGGATGGTTTCAGGCTGAAGGTAAAAGCGGTCAGACGACTTACGGGATTAAGGTGGCTGCTTCGAGCGGATCAACCAATTATGCAATAAGAAGCACTGCTGGGGAGGTTGCCATCACTGGCGGCAGTGTCGGCATCGGGACTACTTCTCCGGGTTACTTGTTGGAAGTTAACGGCTCGTTTGCCGCGACTAGCAAGTCTTTTGTTATCGATCACCCTCTCAAGCCTGACCACAAGCTTGAACACGGAGCTTTAGAGGGACCTGAGTTTGGCGTTTATCACCGAGGAAGGGCTCAATCCGATACTATAACTCTCCCCGATTACTGGAGTGGCTTAGTAAGGGATGGCACAATCACGGTGCAATTGACACCAAACGGATCATTCCAGCATCTATATGTAGTGAGTACTTCATTGACTGAAATCAAAATCGGCGCTGCTGATGGCGAAACAATCGACTGTTACTATGTAATTTACGGAGAAAGAGCCGATGTAGATAGACTTATCGTGGAAAAATAGTGTAATTTCTATAAATATGAAAATTGTTGATATTGCAGACGAAATTTTCAGGGAACTCGGAGAACCTTCAACGATTTCTATTCCCGCAATCTCTTTTTGGATCAGGAGTAATGTAGGCGAATTGAATAATAGAATAAATACCACCTTTAAAATCGTGGATTATGGAGCTGACGCCTATGAGTTTTCGGGAAGTTTTGTTTCTCCCGAGTACGAACCTCAGGCTTTTAATGAGGCAACCGGCGCTCTGGGTCTTTCGATTGACTCGAATAAGGGAAGTACGACTACGCCAGTTATAGTTTCTATTCAAGCTGAAGAAGCTTCTGTTTTGAAAAAAATGTATATAGTTCATTATTACGACCAGCAAATTAGAGCGACCGTAGGCGCTGCTTCCAGCGATCCTGTCGTAGAGGTCGCATCTGATGGCTCTCGAGTAAGGAAAATTAATAAAAACGAATTAAGCAAAACTTACCTTTCTTTAAAGCGGGAAGAATATAATGAATTGACTGATTTAATTAACGCTTACAAATTAAGGAAGGCTTCTCCGGTGCAAGTTGCTGGAGACGATACTCAAGTGGGACAGTATTCGATCAATTATGATGGCTATCCTTACAATAGAATTTCACCGAATTATATCTAATGGCATCTTTAGTATCAGCAGCAGAAGCGACCATATTGGAGGCGGCGCTTGGAGATCATTTTGACACCTTTAAAGCAACCATTACGGTCAACAAGGAGCCTAAAAAAACGGTTACGCTATCTGCTTCTCAAAATATTTATGCTGGATACAGCGCTCCGAAAGAGCAGGTGACCTATACTCCAGTGAGCGCAACTTTCAGCGCGATTGTTAATTACAAGGAAAACCAACCGCTCGACTACCAAGACGAGTTAAAAGCCAATATTGAGAAGGGTGATGTGAGAATTAAAGTAGAGTTAGAGTGCAGAGACTACATAGAGAAGGGGAAAACACTTTCTATTGATATAGGCGGAAATCCTTTCAATGTAGTTAGCTCCGAGGGAGTGAGGTATTTCTTGGGAAAAACTTATTACGTATTTTATTTGGAGGCAACCACCTAATGGCTGTTAGAGGAAAAATAACAATCGATCAAGTAACGAAAAAAGCATTTTCTAATTCTAAGGTTTTTCAAAATTTAGCTTACGGAGCGGTCAAGAAAAAAGCCGACGCTTTAAAAAAGAAAACCATGGCTGAATTTGAGAAACATGAGGTTACCAAGGAGCTGGAAAGAGGAACGTCAGGAAGAAACAGTCTCCTTTTGGGCGGTCGTGGGAACTTTTTTGGGTTTTTGGGTTTTAATCAAGGAGAAAGGCCCGTGGAAATCGTTAGGGATACTCTAGAACGAAAAATATTCCTTAAAAGTAAAAGAGGAAGATTGAAAAAGGTTAGCAAAACTACCTTTCAGTGGGATTTTGATATAAACATTCCCTCCAAAGAGGATATATATTTGGTTACCCCAATGGCTTGGAGCAGCAAGAGTTGGGTGAAGGGGGTAGAAGGAGGGATTACAAACTACACGCAGACTATTTTTAAGGACACCAAACGTAGTCGTTCAGGTATTGCACTGCAAACCCAGAGAAATATTGGATTTATCACTTTTAGCCCAACACCATATATTACAGCACTGCTAGATAAACTGCGGAGAGAACTAAAATGAAACCCCAATTCGACAACCAAGTAATGTCCAGCTTGCTGCTTTGGTTCGATAACACGATTTTGACCAAAGGGGAGGCTTTTCAGAATACTACAGGTCAATTTTATAATGTTTCGGCGGAATATGCCGGATTAGACACTTATTCAAGCTCCTATTCGCAGATAGTAGCGGACGCTTCTGTTGCGGGAGCTACCATTCCTACAGGTTTATATGTGGGTAGTAACCTTGTTAACGTAGGAGAAGGGGGCGCGACAGGTTTATACTCTATTGACTACAATAATGGACGTTCGTATTGGTCAGGAACACAGGGTAATGATATTACGGGAAGTTTTGCTATTAAAGATTTTAATACTTTCCTTACCAACAGCACCGAGGATGAAATTTTGTTCCAAACCCAATACACAAACAGGAATAAAGTTTCCACCGTAGTGCCTACCGGCTTGGAGCCGGGCACCAAAACTTATCCAGTGGTGTATTTAAAGAATGATGGAAGTCATAACGACCCCTTTGCTTTTGGTGGCCAAGACAATACTATCTTCAGGGCGAGAGCTATTGTAATAGCCGACAGCCAGTTTGAAATTGATGCAATAGGGTCTCTTTTTAGAGACCAAGTTCATAGTAATATTGGTTTATTTACAGCTGCGGAGATGCCTTTTAATCAATACGGTTATTACAGAAATGATACTCAATTTAATTATACGGGTGTCGTGAATGGTAAAGGGGATGCCGAGTTGATGTTCTTGGAAGAAGTGAATATTTCGCGTTTTGATAGGGTTATGGAAAACGAAGTGAGAAAGTTTAACCCTAATGTTTACTCTACTTTAATTGATTTTGAGATTAATAAAGTCAGATTCCCCCGACAATGACAAAATAATTTCACTTTCGCCCATATTAACTGTAAATTAGTATACTAAGAAGGAATTTTTAAAATGGCAAGAAATCGAGTAATTTATCAAAGTCAGTCTGTTTATTGCAGTCAGTCCGCCTATAATGAGGACCAAACCACTTCAGGTGATGTTTTGGATCTGAGCCGCGTGCAAAGTTGTAACTACAGCTTTAACGTAGCTCGGCAGGATGTCAACCAATTTGGCGAGCTAGCTTCTATAGACAGGATCATTACGGAATCTCCGACGGTATCTTTTGATACGTCATATTATTTGGCTAACTTCTTTAACGAGGATCGTTTGGGATTTTATGTGACGCCGAGTGGTAATGAGGACTTCAGATCGGCTATTTCTGGTATTATTGACAGCGCCTCTACCGCAAACCAAAAAAACTATTATATTCTGACTACCAAGGAGGGTAAAGATTCTGTTGCAGATTTTACCTCGGGGGATTATGAGAGTATTATAGGAGTAGGTAACGGATTCTTGACTTCTTACAGTTCCGAAGGTTCTGTTGGAGGTTTACCTACAGTTTCTATTGGCGTCGAAGGGCAGAATATGAATTTTGTTAATATCCCCTACGTTGCTCAAGGCGGCGGAACGACTTTGCCGGCGTCCGCTGGATTTGTAATGAGTGACGGAAAACTTATTGAGATTTCCGGAGAGTCTCCCGCAATCGATCCTACAAATGGAGAGAAACTTAATCAGTATGTTACGGTTCCTGTAGCCAAATCGGATCCTTCGGGAGCGGGAGCCGCTACTATCTCAGCGCTTAGGCCCGGAGATATAACCCTTACCCTTGCGGAAAAGACAGATAGCGCTGTGGGTACGGCTGCTGTTGCCGGAGATTCTCTTCCGGCGGATTATGCAGGTGTGGATATTGCAGATGCTCACATTCAAAGTTATACTTTGGGCTTCGACTTGTCTCGGACTCCTATTCAGAAGTTGGGTAGCAAGTTCGCTTTTGCCCGTGTGGTTGATTTCCCAGTTAGTGTTAGCTTGAGTGTTGATGCTGTTCTTGCTGATTTAACCACTGGTTCATTAGCTGATATTATTGATTGCGATAAAGAGTATGATGCACGCGTCTCTATTAAGGAACCAACTTGCGGCAATACGCATGTTGCAGCGACCATTTGTAACTATATCGTTAAGGGGTTGAAGTTGGATAGCGAATCATTTACTTCTTCTATCGGCGACAACAAGTCCGTAACATTAGACTTCTCCTGTCAAATTGGTGGACCTACACAGTCTGGTGTGGGGTTATTCATGAGTGGTCAAAATGATATTGGGGAGTGATTAAACCTCCTTTTATATTTTTCAAAAGTCCCTCTCACGAGGGACTTTTTTTTGTATTTTAGTGTAATTTTAAGTAAGATATAAGGTATAAGGCATGGAAAAGGAAGAAGGTCCAGATAGGGATATTATCAATAATTTTTTCGCGTTTCAAACTCGGCGAAAGATAACAAACCTTTATAAACAATTCTTTTTCATTCTCGAAGATCTCCAAGTCAACGGAATAAAAATCCCCGAAGAAACACACCAAAGAATTCGCAAGAGAATTCTCGATTTAGGCAATGATACTATTCGAGAATTAGAAGAATACTTTGAAAAATTCATAGAATATAACAATAATAAACCGAAATGAAGCGTATATACGAGTTCACCGTCAATAAGGAAGAAATAGTTAAAGAAGAGTCCGTAGAGAAGAAAAAGGACGGTACGGAAGTTACTACCGCAAAGGATATTACGAAGGAGGTACCACATAAGTTCTTCCTGCGACGCCCCACCCGGGCAATGACAGACGAGGCCGAGCTATATTACGGTGTGAGGCTTGCCGAGGGGATAAAAGCAGGTCTTTTAACCCGTGCTTTGTTGGAAAAAAGGTTCGAAAACGATGGTGGGACCAGAAGTGACGACGAAAACGCGGAATATCAAAAAATAATTGCAAAATTGCAGGGGTTTCACAGGGAACAGTCCAAAATGTTGGATATTGATGAAAAAAAGAGGACTCCGGCGCAAAAAAAGAGACTCAAGGAGCTAGATAGCGAAATTAAGCCCACTAGGAGGGCCCTGAGGGACTTACAATTGGTTGAGGATAGTCTTTACGAGGAAACAGCCGAAAGTCGCGCTAGGAACAAGGTTATACTGTGGTGGATGCTTCATTTAGCTCACATAGAGGAAGGCGACAAGGAAAATGAGTTTTTTGGTGAAGGGGATTTGGAGAAAAAGTTGGAACGTTATGACGAAATTGACGAAGGAGAAGACTTTTTTGACATTGTCGTAGCTAGAAAGTTCGCTTACTATGTCAGTTTCTGGTTTGTGGGGCGTCCCAACTCACAAAAGGAGTTTCAGGAGATGATTGACTTAGCTTTGAAGCTCGACGAGGAAGAAACCGAGCCCGAAGAGAAGAAAAAAGAAACAAAAAAAAAGAGTTAAGTAAAAAGCTTTTTGGCGTTTCCATGCGTCGAGTAGACGCTAAGATTTAATGGAGGAGGGAAATTTAAAGGTTGTTTTTTCTGAAATTTTACGTGGTTATACGCTCGTAACTATTCCCGATTCCGGTGAGGTAAAAATAAAGCACTTTAATAATTTTGATGCGGCCGAATTGGATATTAAAAATCGTTTCTTTTACGATAAAGCCGTATCCCAAGGTCTTCCAACAAGAAAGCAACGAATTGATCATCTATTAGAAGAGGACATATGGACCGAGGAAAAGAATAAAGAGATATTAAACCTTCAAAGTCTTATCGCGGGCTTAAAAGTTTCCAAATCAAAAGTTTTTCTTCAGGCACACATCGAGCAGATAAATAACGACTTAAAAAAAAATCAAGCACAGCTCTCCGCTCTGAGTTTAAAAAAAGAGGAGCTAATTGGTTTTTCCGCCGAAGCATATGCAGCAAGAAGAATAAATGAACGCTATATGCACAACGCTTTTCTTAGGGGGAACGGAGAAAAACTTTTTACTGAAGAGGAATTTGAGGAATTAGAAGAGGGAAAGTTGGTAAATTTGATAGGGACTTACAATAAAAGCGCTAAAAAATTTAATTCTAGTGATTTAAAAAAACTTTCTGTTTCAGGTTTCTTCACCAACCTTTTCTATCTTTGTGAAAATAATGCCTACTCTTTTTTCGGGAAGCCTTTGATTCAATTAACCTTTTATCAGATCGAACTATTTGGTTACGGAAGATATTATAAAAGCCTGATAGAAAATTCAGACAACAAACTACCTAATGAAATATCCAGTGACCCCGAAAAAATAGTAGAGTGGTTTGAGTCCTCCAAGAGCGCACAAGCGACACTGGATAAGTCAAAAAATGCCGGTGCGGAAGGGTCGGCGACATCTTTAGTTGGAGCAACAAAAGAAGACCTCAAACGTCTTGGGTTAGACAATCCTAACGAAACCATAAACATGGCAAAAAAAGCCTCTGAAAAAGGCGGAAAGCTTAATATGGACGATATGATGAAACTTCACGGAATGTAAGTTAAAATTAGTGTAATTATCCCTAGGAATATGGCTCGGGATAAAATAACGGTCGATCTTTTACTACAAACCAAGCAGGCGGAACGAGAGATCGCAAGACTTAACCGCAAAATAGCGGAAGTCGGAAAAGGTCTGGGGAAAACTTTTGGGGGAGGTGCTGGAGGGGGCGACAAAGTTCGCGCTCTAGGCACTGGCCTTTCAAAAGCTACAGTCAAGGCCGATGAATTCAACAAATCCTTAGAAGCTTCTAATGCCCGTGTTATAGCCTTCGGCGCATCCGCTGGTCTTATAATGGGAATTGACCGGGCGTTAAAGGCAATGGTTGCTTCGGCTATAAAAGTAGAGAAGGCAATGTTGGACGTTAACGTTGTCATGAACGTTTCCAACAAGCAAATGCAAGAGTTTGGTAAGGGAATGTTCAAGGTAGCAAAGGATACCGCCCAAAGCTTTGATACCGTAGCGGAAGCAGCCGTAGAATTAGCTCGTCAAGGTTTGGGGATGGAAAGGACTCTGACTCGCGCAAAAGACGCCCTTATTCTAACCCGATTAACCGGAATGAACGCAGCCGATGCTGTAAAAAATCTTACTGCTGCGGTTAACTCATTTAATAAAGAAGGCGTTACTTCTGCTCAAGTTATCAATAGAATGGCCAAGGTGGATGCTGCCTTTGCTGTTAGTTCGGATGATTTAGCAAAATCTATTTCTCGTGTGGGCGCTTCTGCTGTTTCGGCTGGGGTAAGTATGAATGAGCTGATGGCTATTACCACTTCGGTTCAGCAACGTACGGCTCGAGGGGGAGCGGTTATAGGTAATGCTTTTAAAACAATATTCACCCGTTTACAAAGAAAAGATGTTTTACAGAACCTTAGGAATTTGGGGGTAGCAGTCACAGATAATAATGGCGTTATGCTGTCCGGCATTCAGGTTTTACAAAACTTAGCAAATAATTTTGATAACTTGTCCAAAGCTACCCAATCGAGTACGGCAGAACAAGTAGCGGGTGTATTCCAAGTTAACATATTAAAAGCAGCTTTGGCTGATTTATCTTCTCAAACTTCCGATTACGGAAGAGCTTTAAGAACAGCTAATCAAGCCACTGACGAAGCTTACCAAAGAAATGAACAATTAAATCAAAGTTTGGACGCTTTGATTAACAAAACGCTTGCTAATCTAACAGCAGCGGGTGCGGGCCTTGGGGGGGCGTTGGAGCCCGCTCTGAGGAATATTTTAGGGACTGTTAATAACGTAATTGAAGCGTTTGGTAAAGGGGGAACATTTGAGGATTTCGGGAAGACTTGGGGCAAGGGAATAATAAGCGGCTTGGGAAGCTTTATAGGAGGTCCCGGTTTATTGTTGGTAACGGCAGTTTTTGGTAAACTCGCTTTAAGTTTGGGTCGTTTTGCGGGGAAAGCTATTCAGGACGTCTTGGGTATCAATGAAGCAACCAAGCAGAGAGCAGCATTAGAGGAAGCGGTTGTAGCTCTCATAGCTTCAGAGCCTACCCTTCTCCAAAAAGTCAAGACGGGCACCATGAGTATTCTTCAGGTGGAAAAAGATATTCTTGCTACTGTAAAGCTAGCTAATTATGAAAGAGCTAGAATACAAGCCTATGCAGGGCCTGTTACGGGACGTTTAATGTCTTCGGGGATGGGTGTGGGGCCCAAAGGGGCAACAATGGGGCGCGCAGGAGGATTCGTTCCCAATTTTGCAAATGCTGGTGCTGAAAGAATGGCGGCAGCGGCAGGAGGTTATAGAGCCGGGACAATAAAAACAATGAACCAGCCGGGAGCTGGTGCAGTGATGTATAATTCGGCTGAAACCGTTAAACGTTTCCCGGGAATGAAGCAATCGGCTATAATGCCTCCTCAAGGGAGTCCTGCGGGAGCAGGTTATAAGGCTGCTTTTGGTAGTGCCCACGGTTTTGATCCTTACGCTGGGGGAGGTTTTGTTCCTAACTTCATGGCGCTTTATCAAATGGCAGGAAGGCAAGTAACTGGCGCAGGGATGGCGGCAGGTTTGAAGTCGGGGAAAATTTCTCCCGCTGCTGCTACTGCTGCTGGTTATGCAAAGGGTCAATCCAAGAGAAAAACGGGCCCGAAAGAACACGTGTATCCAGCTTCTCATTTGGGCGTGTTGGGTATTGAGGGAACGCACACCGGTAATGCCTCGACAACTTTTGGCCAGTTAGCTCGGTTCAAAAGTTTCCCAGCTCATCTTAAGAAACAGAAAGTCACGTTTGCGGGAATGCAAATGAGAACGATAAATGCGGCAAAGAAAAATCTTACGGTTCAAAGTTTTTCAAATAAAATAAGCCAACTCATGACAGATCCCGTGGCGAAGCTCGCCCATAACATTTTTGGGAAGTCTTTGGGGAATGACTGGGGTGCTAGCGTTAGTGGTCTCAAAAGTAAGTGGGGGGGCAAAAAACAACTACTACCTCCCGGCGCGGAGGGAAGTATATTTGAAGCTGCTGTTAATTTAGGATTAAAAGCTACACGAGGGGGTGCCACACTCGCAAAGACTTTTGATCAAGGGATCGGGGGTTCACAAAAACCGTTTGATTTCGAAGAAAAAGGAAGAGCGAAACCTCCATTTAAAAAAGCTTTCGGTTTTGGAGCCAATCTGCAGCTGGCTGATGCCAAACGCTCCATTAATCATGAAAACGTAAGAACCATCATCAAGAAGGCATATAACCAAAAACCTCCACTTAAAGGGTTACCTATACCTTCAGGGCTCGGGTTTGTTCCAAACTTTGTCATGGGAACTGGGGCTGCTGATCCGGGCGGCCCCGCAGGATTTTTCCCACGGGGGAATCCACAGAATATTTTGGATGCGGTAGAAGCTTCACGCGAAAAGTCATTAGATCAAGAAGGGAAACCGAGTGCCAAGGCGATAGAGAAACAGTTCAAGGGGGCTGGCCCCAAGTGGAAGGACAATTTCGTCGGGCCGAAAGGCATGGGTTGGCCCGGCCTCTGGTATCCGAGCCGCAACCCGGGTTTCAAAGTTGGTGATTACCCCGATTGGGAAAGTCTATCGAAGTCTACCGCCACACCTATGGGCGTTGACTTAACGGGCAGGCAACTGTCGATAATGAGAAATCAATTCGTGAGTGTTTTTGGTCATCCCGAGGAGTCCGGGCACAAACGCGGCGCAGGCCAGCAGGTCGGGAGTGAGGGCTCGTATAGTTTTAAAAAGAATTGGCTTAAACTGTCGGCTAAAAGAGCTATGAGTCTTTATGAGGGCGGAGGGAGCGGTAGAGGTGCCTTAGCTAACGAATTGACTCATTTGATTCAGGATAGGTTCTTAGTTGGAAAAGATTTACACGGGACCAAAGGGCGGGACGGAAAACATTGGGGGTTAGCGGCAGAGACGGGTTCTTTCAGGGGAAAATTATTAAAAAGCAGCAGGGAAATGGATGAAGAATGGGTTGCACGTGGAAAACCACTGGCGGATGGTGATCGACGCTACATTATAAGCGGAGATCTTGGAAATTTCGGAAGTGCTCCCGCGCCGCCGGGCGGTGGTGGGGGCTGGAAACCCGGCATGGGCATCCCGGGGCCACGTAAACGGCATGACACATCCGTCCCGGGGCTCCACGATGAGTGGAAGAGGTGGCACGGCGCAACTACTGAAGAAAGAATAAACGCTCTCAAAACAGGCAAAGACAAATATGGCAATCCTATTCCGGACGTGGGCAGGATGTTAATAGAATGGCAGTCTACTTTGAGTTCTTACTTATTAAAAGACAAGGACAGGGCATCTCAAGGTTTTGCTCAGGGTTATATTCCAAACTATTCGCCTTTATCTTCTGCTATAGGAAGGGAAATGCAGGGTGGAGTTCCCGCCTCAGCTATAAGGGTAGGTAGTAATGCTGCCCTAAGGTCTGCGGGAAATCCCGGAGGGATGGGAGTTTATAATACAAGAGATGAACCGCGTGGTTTGGGTCAGGGTATTTCACGAGCAAGATCTCAAGGAATGAATCCTAAAGGTCATGGGGTACCAAATTTCCTTGTAAAACCCGCACCTATGCCATCGACCACATCACCCATGAAGGCTGCCCGTTTCGTCGCGCCTTCGGTACTTGGGCCACCGCCCGCTGGGGCACCGGGAAGACACACTGGTCCTCCTGTTATCGGCGCATCACCCGCAAGTCGGCTTGGGCTTGGAGGTGTGGCGAAGGGTATGGATGCCGCCGGTAAGGCTGCTAAAGACGCCGCTAAAGCAAGCACAGAAGCCACAAAACAAACCCGAAAAATGGGTGCGGCAATGGGTGGTATGATGGTGCAGATGGCAATGGGCGGAATCGCTGCCAACATGGAGGAGGGAGTAGGCCAAACTTCAGTAAAAGGAGTTGGTGGTATAGCTGGTTATGCTGGTATGGGTATGATGATGGGCGGTCCTTGGGGGGCGGCTGCTGGTGCTGCTATTGGGGGTCTGCAAATGGGTGCAGAAATGCTTACAAAACATACCGACGCCGCCAAACAAAGTTTTGAAGCTTTATCCAAGGAGTTACAGAAGGCTCAGCAGGACGGAGCCAGAGTCAGCGAAACCATAGGCAAGCTTTCAAGTGCACTGGGTAATTTGGGACAGGAAAGTGACCCAACCAAGAGGGAAGCCGAAGCCAGAAAAGTGGCCTCCCATCTTACACAATTGGTATCCGATCTACCTGCAGGTTCGGACGCACGAAAAGCTATCCAAGCGCAAAAAAAGAAGTTGTCTAGCGGCGTTCTTCCCACTATGGCGGAGTTGAATCAAGTCGCCAAAGATGCTGAAATAGAAAACACAAAACACCAAAGATCTCTTGGGTTAAATGTGGCGGGAGCGGGGGCTAAACAGCTGAGTGGGAATGAATCCTCATGGTGGACCGGCTATATGCCACAGGAGATATCGCAAGAGTGGGGAGAAAGTAAGGGTAGATTTATTGATGCTCTTACGATGCAGGGACCCACACTTATGCAGCCGAAGCGAGCAGCGGAAAGTGCCTTACAAGGGCTCGGGTTGAGAGATAAACTCCCTAAATGGATGCAGGGAGAAACCTATCAGGAAGAAATAATAAGGGAAGCTGGAGAACGAAGACAAGGGAGAGCTGCGGAAAAGGTTCCGGGTTTTTATAAGGCGTTCATGGGAACAAAAACCATTGGACCAACCGGTCAACTGACTGATACCAGCATAGGTGAGGCGTTACAACAAAGTCCCGAAGCAATGGCGATAATTGCCAAACTAAGAACTGCCACCGGAGGTAGAGGGGGGACTCAAGGTAAAAACATCGACATATGGAAAAAAAGTCCGGCTATGGGAGCCGGGGGCATGTTCGACACTCTAATGGAGCAAGCACTCGCGGCAGCCGATGTCAAAGATGATATGGCGGCAGCTCTTAAGGAGCAAATGAATACGCCTGAAAATAGAATCGCCTTCCTGAATACGATGGTGGGGCGCGGAGTACAAGGGCTTGATACTGGGTATTTCGATTTTTCCTCAGATGTTAAAGGTATTAAAGGGGATCCACTTGGCGCAGCATATTCCGCAGAAACCCAAAAAGAAAATGAGGCTATAGCCAAAGCTGTGGCGGGAGCCCCGCTGCCCACAAAACCGGTACGCGCTCCTACCGGAATAAAAGAAACCAGAGCTTTCGCCGAAGGCTTAAGAAAAGCTAGTGTAGCAGCATCGAACAGCCTGAAAGAAACCCAACTAAGAATCGCTGGAAGCGCAAAAGTAAGGGCACTGGAAACAAAATACGAAATGGCTTTGGCTGGTGCTACCAAAGATACTCTCGGGGTTGCCGACGCTAAGTTGGCGCAAGCATTAAAAACTGCGGCCAATAATTTTGAAGACGCAAGCGAGATTGCAAGAGGTACTTTTGATGCTAATTTTAAAAAGGACATGTCTTCCACAGCTGGAAAATTTGAAAAATTTGTACAAGGGGAGAACTTTTTTCAGGGGCAGTGGAGCAACCAGTTTTCCGGCGTTTACTCGACTGGGAAGATTCCGCAAATAGATGTAGCGAGAAATACCTTTAAAGGTCTTCTGGAAGATTATACAGGGGAAGGTGGAGCAGCAGCCTTGGAGGAGAAAATAATAGGTGTTAGAGAAAAGAAGGAAACTGAAACAACCTTAGGCGTCGAGGACAAAGTCATAGACCAATTTGGTGACGAAGTGTTAGAGAAGCTAAGAGCGAGAACGGAAACGCTTGATCAGAAAATGAAAGAGTTGGGTATTCAGCATGTTAACGCGCAAGACCATGCAAAAGCCCAAGCTGCGATAGACAAGAAGATGCTCGAGCTTTCACGAAAGCTTAACACTGAAAAAGCTAAAGAGATTCGATTGACCGCTGTTATACTAGGGAAGCAAAAAGTTGAAGAAGCAGCCAGACGTAGGGCCGAGGGGCAAATAGGGGGCAAGGAATATTACAGCGCAGAACAGGATTACTTGAAAGCTCAGATTGCGGAACGAGGTATTCGTCCCAGTGACTTTGGAAAAGGAATGGAGACAGCTTTCCGGGGGGAAATGGCTTACGATACCGTTGATTATTTTAATGAGCTAACGGATGGTTCGAGGGAATTAGCCTCTACTATGAAGTCATCTTTCGCCGATGCATTTAAGTCCATAGCAAGCGGCGCGAATAGTGTTGAGGGAGCTATAGCTAACATGGCTCAAGGTATTCTTGATTCCATCTCCAATATGTCCGCCAACATGGCAACAAATATGTTATTTTCCAAAATGTTTCCGGGAAAATCTCAGGGAGGTCACATTTCTAAATTTAATAGCGGTGGTATAGTTACCGGAGGTTCAGGTTATAGAGATGACGTTCCTGCAATGATGGATGGTGGAGAATATGTAATTAAGAAATCATCAGCTCAAAAAATAGGATACGGGACCCTAAATGCTATCAACTCTGGAAACGTGAGAGGATACGGGGGAGGCGGATCCACGGAGGGTCCGGGAATGGGAAGTATGTTTGCTGTTTCGGCAGGGGCGAGTGCCATTTCAGGCCTCTTGAATAGTGGTAAGGGCTCCAAGAAAAAACCTTGGAGAGGAAAAGATTACGGATTCGGCAGGGGTAAACATGGTTATTTCGGTGGACCGGACGCCGACGCCGGAAGAGGGAGCTCTTTTGCAGGTGGAAGTAACGCGGCTCAAGTGTCTTTAAATAAGGCTTATGTTTATTATAGGAGGGATCCTAAAACCGGAAGGTTGATCAGTGAGAGAGCGCGCCCAACAGAGGGTAGGTATGAGGTAAGCTCTGCGTTATCGTTGGCTGGAAGACTTGGCTCAGAGGATCCTCAAACAGCACGGATGTTTGGAAAAGAAACAAAGATGGGTTCTTACACGGATTATCTTTTCACTGAAACTGCCCGTAGAAAAGCTGTGCTTAAAGCTCACGAGAGACAAAAGAGGGGACGTTTGATGAGCGCTTACATGAATGCTGCCATGCTCATGGGAGGAAGTTATTTAATGGGGAAAACCGGCCCCATGACATCCGAATTAACGGGTGCCAGCGTAAGCGCCCAAGGAAGGAAAGGCTTTAATGCTCTCAGCGCCTCGCAAAGGGGAGGGATGTCCGCGAAGGAATGGTTGGATGCTGGAGTAAATATAAATGACAGTGGGCTTCCTGATATGGCAGCGGGAGGTTCCACCAGAGGTTCTTCGGCGGCCATGTTAACTGGCGGCGAGTTCGTAATGGGCGCTGATACCGTTCGTGAACATGGGTTGGGCTTCATGGGTGAATTAAACCGAGGCAATATGACCGGTATGGCCAATGGGGGTCCCGTGGGAGGAGTAGCAGGCGGAGGAGTAGCGGGCGGAGGAGTTGGTTCTGTAAACAATAATGTTAGTGTTAATGTCAATATAGACAGACGTGGCAACGCTGACGTTAGCGCTTCCCCGGAAACATCTACGGATAATACGGGTTCTGAGAATTCAACAGCCGAAGCTCAAAAGAACAAGGAGCTTGGGGTGGCTCTTCAAACAGTTGTTCTGCAAGAAATAATGAAACAGCAACGACCCGGAGGTCTCCTTCAAGGAAAACCCCATACCCCTTAATTTCTATTCTCTAATCGGGTTAGACGTTTCTCCATCTCTTGGAATCTTTGATCAATAGTTTCCATTGCTTTATTATAGATGGAGTGGGCAGATATGGTTCTTGGGGGCATCAGGGGTATTTTATTAATGGGCGAAAAATCTTCACATGTCTGGCATGGGACATTGGTAACAGAGGAGGCTGCGTATTCCCTGCTTAAATGAATAACACTCTTTGAGAGTATGAGTTCCCCGCTTTTAATTTCCGCTGGAAAGGAGTAATTTAGGTAAAGGAAAGTTTTCCCGTCCTTGTAATGCACACTTTTAAAGTCTCGCTCGAAAATAGAAGTTTCCGCCGCTTGATCAAACTCCATTTCTATTTGAATGACGTTTCCGTCTTCATCTTTTGCTGTGACAGGATTTTCCGGAGGAGTAAGGTATCGACCCGGATTTTCTATTTTGAGTTCTTGAACCGATTTGTCTTTGTTTGCGCTGGTAACCCTTAACGTGGTTGGTTGGCCGTTCAAATTATCCGAAGTGTTGGAAAGGAACCCTCCTTTTACAAGAAAAGTATCATCAAATTGGTGTTTTTTTCCTCCGTCAACTATCTTGGTTACAGAAACCGCTTCACTTTCGCTGAAATATAATTTTGCATTGTCGCCCGGGGAAATTTTGTAGCTATAATCTCCTTTTATGGTGAGGTGATTAACGCAAGACTCAAACCTTTTTTTTAAATTAAGTTTCTTCGATGTTTCTATCTGGTAAAATATTTCATTTTTTCCAATCTTTACAAAGGTTCCGTTGCCAGCAACCACATCGTATTCACTGGAAGCATAGAGTTCGTTGGATCCTTCGTTGATTGTCCCCTTAAAAAATTGGGATTTCATTGGTTAATTATAGACTTTGAAACCTCGTTATTCAAATTTTTACCCTGCTTAATTTACTTTGCCGCCGAGCTTGTCACTTAAAAGAATGCCTCCGCGCAGTTTGATGATGTTCCCTATGAACGCATTTCTGTTTGTGTCATAATCGGTATCTGTATATCCCGCCACATTTTTTAAAAAGGTACCGACTTCGTAGCCTTTTTGTCCTGCTTTTAACTGTTCAACAAATACGTTTCCTACTCTGTCGGGAAGGTGTATATTGGGTAGAGTTCCATTGGCTAGGTATCCGAAATATATATTTTGGATTATTTCCGTCCCATTTTGTTTTTGGACTCCCCCCATGAAGTCAATTGTTGCTCCTAGAGGTTTGCCCCAAGCCAAGACTTTTTGAGTACCGGTATCCCAAAAATAAGAAGCGATTTTAATGTTGGCGGAACGGGTTAAGTCATCTAAATTACCTTCCACGCCCTTATATCTTGAATACGTTACTTTTTCGATGGTATTGTAGCCTCCCCGCGCGGCAGCGCCGAGCTTCTGATAAGGGTAAAAGTCGTGGATCCTTCTGCATGATGTAACTACTGCTTGACCATTGAAATTTTTAATGTAGGGGTATATGTACTCGCCGTCGGAGTTCTTTTCTGGGTTGGGGTAACTTAAGAAAGCATCACAATTTAAACCCGCACAACCTGCTGTATTGTAGTTGTTATCTTGCCCGACGTAAAAAGCTTCAACACACCAGTCGACTTGGCCTGATCTCATCCTATCCATGATATAAGTACTATACGATTTTAACATAAAAGGTGCGAGATAGAATGTTATGTATCCTCTACCTTTTTCGTATAGATAACATCGGGGAAGGTCGGTGCTGCTCGTGACGAAATCTCTCGTGTTGGGATTTAGTTGGTTTTCTTCAGCTAAAGGGTCTCTACTATCACTTATTTTTAGGACATTGTACCTTCTGTTACCTAGATAAGCGGAAGCAATGTCGCATTGGGAAAATTCAACGTCGACCGTGTACTGTTCGGGGTCGAAACCAACTGTATCATCAAAATAAAGGGACAATTTACCCGCGAGCAGGAAAGCGTTCGGTGACGAGCCGGGAGGGTATCTAAGTGACGTTTCTTCAAAAATCATTTTGCTGAAACCTTTTAGTTTATTTTTCTTTGGGTCGAGAACCACCTCATATTTACCTGCGCTTATCTGTTTTCGTATGTATCCTCCCCGATAAGAGACGTTATCTTTAAAATGATTTTGATCAAAATCCATCATAAGTTTTAATTCGCCCGGATCCAAGGTTACATCAAACCACGCTCTATAAGCCAGAGCGTCTTGTCCCTGTGTCTGCAGACTACGTTCCTTAAGAAAGATGGGACTTCCTTCCGCGTTGGGTCCGAATCCTTCTTCTTCGTCCCCCCACTCCACAGCTGTACCAGTGTCCCCGTCCGTGTATATTTTTTGGGGGAACGTGGAAAAGTTCATATTTTTGTCCGTAAACAAGGTGGGGATAAGTTCCTTACCGTTCCATGCTGGATAAGGATAGTCAGGGTTGGGGTCAGCATAAGATGAGTTATCTATTAGGGTTGTTTTGGGGGTTCCATCACTGTTGAAGTGTTCAAAATAGGTAAGGCTGTCAAACAGCGCTATTGTTAGCTGGATGTTTTGTACGCTTGGTTCGCCGATGTCGGGGAAAGGTATGGTAATGTTTGCCGCATCTGTAGAATTATCAAATACATAAAAGTTTCTATACGATTGAAAAGCGGCATTGTTCTCAGCGTTCTTGAGCGAGTCAAAATGGGCTACCCCGGGGACTCCCAAGGCTACATTCCATTGTATGAACTCATTGGGCCCCGGAGCAGGTCCCCAATCGGCAGCTGTCATATAGTTTACTTCCCCTTGATAACCCAAGATCTGCGAAGTAGGTATATTGTTGGGATAAAGATCAAACCTTGGAGCTTTGTTTTTCGGGTTGAAAATAACTTCTCCCAAGCCTTCGTCAGTTTTGACTCTCTCATCTATAAGTGTATTGTCTCCTGTAGAGTAATAGTAAACCACTCCCCGAACATCCGAAAAAGAATTCGAAAGTTGCGTCTCGTTTAAAATTCTGTTTCCGGCCCTGTCTGTGGAGGGTTCTATGGATAGATTCAGTGTACCATCGTTGTATAATGCAGCCTTCGCTACATATGGATATTTTCTTGCGTACGCTTGGGACGGAGTTAGGAAGAAGTAATCATCCAGTGCGTCTACCTCTGATGAAGAATCCCCCTGCGCGAAAACTATCCCGCTTGGAATACCTATGTTACAGGACATTTTCTGATATCCTTCAGCGCCATCTGTGTAGGTATCTTTTTGGCCAAAAATAGTGTTATCTCCTACGTTGTTGCCTGCACTGGTGAGGCCAGCCGGATCGTGAGCTTCTACAACAATATCAAATTCTCTTAAAGGAAAACTATTTTTATCATTCCTAAAAATAACGCCGCTTTCTTTTACCTCCCACCACTGGTGACCGCCTGCGCTATGAGAGACTGCACCTGCAACATTGGGAAGATCCTCAATAACGTGGGGGCTGTTATAGTCTCTAAAAAAAACAAAAGAACCTTCTGTTGGTTTGTATCCTGTAATTTCCACATAAATCTCATTGGAGGGGGTGTTGGGACTCAGATTTGAATCATGCTTCCTAATAGTAATTCGATACTCATGGTAACTGGGAATATCCATTAATTGATTGTAGTCGTCTGCGAGGGTATACTCGGAGCTTGCGTCCCAGCTAAAAGAGGGTTGAGTGGAAGACAGTTGGTTTAATGTATTGACCTGAGTATCACCTATAAGATCGTCTGATGTCAAGCTGGTGACGTTTATACCGTCTATAAATGAAAAGGCGGAGTCTCCTTGTATTTGGTGTTTTCCAATGGTGGTGTCTTGAGCACTTGCGATGTTACTATTGGAAGCTGGAATTAGTCCTATTAAAGCTTTGGCCGAACGCCTTTGATTATTAAAAGCAAAGACGGCTACCCAATAATTAGTATCTTTATTAAGAAATTCCTCTGCAAAGAAAGCAGATAGGGTTCCGTCTGAGGAAATTGCGTTGCCTCCATCTGCTATTTTTGAGCCCGGATTGCCATTTATTGTTATAAATTCGCGCCCTTTATAGTTTCCCCACTGGTCGTTGCTAACCGGCCAAAGAAGAGTCGAACCTCGTTCAGCAGTAAACAAAGTTGAAAGAAGATTTACATCACCGAAAGGCGGGTGGGTGCCCACGTCATCCAATACTAATTGTTCATAAATGAATACTCCATAAGACATTGCGTTAACAACCAAGCTGGATTCTGTGTCGTCAATTTCATAGCTGTCACGATCACCTTGTTGTTCGGGGGCTTTCGTTTTTAGTCCGGCTTGAGGTATGGTTACTTCAAGAGTATTGAATTTATCTTTTTCGTTACTCGTAAGAGGTAACGATGCAGGCTCATCCTCTTGGGCGTGAGGACCTCCTTTTTCTATTATGGTTCCCCATGAGTAATAATTACTCCCCTCTTTATAATACGGCCAAATAGGAGGTTCGGATTGAATTGGATTGTCAAATTTTAATCGATTTTCAACCTTGTCATACTTTCCTGAGGCGTAAGCCAATGCGGAAACATTATAGGTGGTATCCTCGTCGTTTTCAGCTACGTTTATAATCCGGTAGTTGGATAGGTTTCCACTAATGAACTCCGGTGCGGTAGGGTCGTTAGGTTCAATGCTCCACACTAGATTTTCGCCGGAGAAACATCCTCCTGAATACGACATTATAATTGGTGCATCTGGTCCCTGAACGTAGTTGTTTGTATATCCTGTAATTACATAATTCTCGAAATCTAATTGGTTGCCTGTTCCAATGGGTTCCCCTCCCTCTACTATCAGACCGGTATGAAAATAAATTTGTGTGGCTATTCCGCTGCCGCCTTCCTCGTAATCTGATTTGTAATATCCTGTTACGGAAAGGGCATGACTTCCTTCGAAGTAAAGGGTTTGAAGTTGTGATCTTCTTATTTCAGTGATATTATTGGAGTCTAGATCAGAGATGTCCGCCGCTTCGTAATTATAGGTTGGAGTAAGAAGAGAAAACTTATAGACTTGGTTGGTGGTAAACTCAACAACGTTGTCTATTATTACACTGTTACCCGTTATGGAGCCATCTTGATCTGCGGGGGGAGTTGTCCAATCTATTGAGCTCGGGGCGACGCCCGTTCCAATAACGCTGTTGGTTCTTCCTCCAAGCTTAAGTGGAGTTCTGTACTGGTCATAAATTTGAACAATGTCTCCCGGTTTTATATAGGCTCCGTCCTGACCTACGGTAAAAGTGACACTTTCGGTTTCGTCGGCTTCGCTGGCCAACACCCATTGACCAAGCCTGCGCGCCTGCCCGCGGCTGGTTACACCCAAGGCCGACGTTTCTATTTGCCGGATACCGTATCTTTTTATAGACTCCTCGTTTTCTACATACTCAACGGTGGGAACAAACAGGTTGTGTTTATCAATATACCTAACAATGGCTACGCTGTGACGCGCTTTTTTCGAAGAAGAGGAATAGGAGAAATTTCCTTCAATTACATTGGTATTATTGAATTGATAGAGGGGTTTTTTGAATGCATCCTGTACTGCAAAGATAAGGCCATTGGCATAATATGCTATACCCCGAAAAACAGATGCCAGATTGTTTACTGCCTGATATGCTTCTTCACGGGAAGTCATGATATGATTCATCGTGAACCTTGGTTCGATTGAACCGTAGCCATCAGGGACAAGAACGTCACAATATTGGGCTATTTCATATAAAGCCCATTTGTCTACTTGGGGTTCGCTTATGTATTCCCCCAAACCATATCTTGGATTAGTTAGTAAATCATAGAAGCACCATGCTGGGTTATCTGTCCATTCCTTAATTATTAATGGGTCGGTGTCAGTAGCTAAGGCTGCTCCTTCTGGCCACACAGAAACCTGTTTGAATCCTCCATCCCAAAAGTTATCCACTTCTGTTGTGCCAGAGTAACCTTCTGTGGTTGCTCCGGTTTCGGCAAATACTGGATCAGCGTGGTTGGAGGTTCCGGCGATTCCCCCCTGCCTTGCTCCAAATTTGTAAGCAGCTCCTGATGTGAGAGTTCCGTAATTTGTGATTTTGTATGGGGTGGGAAAAGCTGTTGTGGCCGGGGTGAAGTTGGCGGTGTAAGGGGCTTCTCCGATTGTTATGCGGAATTCATCTATGTATCCTTTGAAGTACTGTGAAGAACCCGACTCATACTCTCCTATGGTGGAAGCTGCAGTAGCAGTCTTGATGGTGTCTGATGCTGTGGCATTTCCGTAACTGGTTCCATCTATATAAACTTTAAAGTCATTACCGTTTCTTACGGCCGCTATGTGGTGCCATGTGTCCACAGTTAAAGCTTGGGTGGTAGTGATGGTTGCAAATTCAGAGCTGTCACTCGCCTTTTTATTTCGCAAGACTACTTTTCCGTCTGTGTTTATTTGTAAGTAAATTACCCCATTCGAATCAAAAATCATTTGAATAGCAGAAAAAGATCCGCTGTCTGGCCTTACCCAACATTCAATTCCCCAACTGGAATTACTCCATGCAAATGAAGAACCGTCGTTTGCCCCTAATGTTGCGCTATCTTCGGTTCCATCTAGGTAAAGGCTGGAAGCTCCAAATTTCTTTTCTGTCGTGGAAAGTTCAGCGTCTGCATTTAAAGTGATTTGTATTGGGTAAGTACTTGAGTCGACCGTAGTCTCATCGCCGTTGGCTCCGTCAAAATGCAAAAGGCTGTGGGTGTTAACTTCTTGATAAAAGTTGGCTGGGTAAGTTATATCTGGGGTGTCCCCAGTTAAGTATAGTTTTGCTCCCCCCTCGAATGTGACTACTTGGCCAGTCTTAAGGCGGGATTTTACTTTTACACTTTGGGGCCACGTAGCGTCATTCACGAGGATGGCGTCGCTTATGCCATAAGTTTTTTTGATAGGGTCGTAATTGTTTGGAACTTTAACCTTTATTAATTGGGTGTCATATGACCTACTAGGGATGCGGTTAAAAAATTCCGCGTCAAATTTAGAGTAGACCATTGCGCTATACGGATAGCGAAGTTTTGTCCCATATATTTCCACTAAAGACTCTACGTATGATTGGTTCTTAAGATAGGCTGTTAATGACTCGGGGGTAATCCGGATTATTTTTATCCTCCAACCGACAAAGCCGGGTATGGTGGTATAATCTGTTACGTTTTGATTTGTTACACCGCTTCGGTTTAAGTGGATTTTTGAGTTTCTTATGTATACTTGCTCTACATTACCGATTATCTTTTCGTGTCGGGGACCCTCCCATTTTTGCGGGGTTGTATCAGCGGCAGGCGTAGAGGTTGAGGAAACTAGGTTGAACCTGTCATCAAAGATAGGCTGCCAATAAATATAATACTCTATGGTGCGAGCCTTGACATCTCCATATCCTACTGGGGCGGGTTTTCTTCCCACCTTTTGGTCGCGAGGGGCATCCTCGTTTCTTATTTGTTCAAAAAGCTGGGTGACTTTTATTCTTACTTCAACGGTGGTGCATTCTTTATTAAGGATCGTATAAGTTTTGGCTACTGTATCCACAGCAGTGCTATCTGCCAAGCCATCAAGGTTAGATGTATAGGAGCCTCCCTGAGTAGAGAGTCCGTAAAGCCTCTCCCCGATGGGTCTTTCAACGGTAAGGTCGAGGGTTTCACTTGCAGGTAAATCACTTCGTAATTCAGGCAGATTTCCTTCCGGGTCCCCCTTGTGGTATTCGACGTTTATGCTGGAATAGTTGTAATATCCGTTTTGATCCACAACTGGCAAGTCGTTCCAATAAACTGAGCGCAAAAACCCCAGCTCGGTGGAGAGTGTTCCAGACGTTCCTGTTGTTGCGTAAGGGGTAAAACCTGTTTCATAGAAGCCTGTGTCACCTTGAGTGCCGTTGTAGGTATAGGAGCCGCTGACAAGACCTTCCATTACTCCTTCGCAAAGTAAGTCAACTACCTCCGCTGAGGAATCCACAACTTGTAGATTGCCGTTAACAGAAACCCCGCGTTGGTCCGTAATTACGTTCCGCGCTTCCTTTTCGTCTCCTCCGCCAAATAAACCCATATTATACCCCTGTTATTTCCTTTTCATATTGATCAACCCGAGAATCAATACTTTTACCTATTCCCTTGATATTGTAGTATAAACCGTAATCAGAAGAACCCCAATAATCATTTTTCGGCACTCCAGCCAACTCATCGAAGTAATCTGTAGCGGCCTGTATAACTTGGCTCCCAACCAAAAGCCTACCATAGGCTATAAAGACGGGGCCCCCTTCTTTTACGACATTTTGAGGGCCAGAAAAAACATAAGAAGGTCTGCCTCCTCCTTCTACTTCTCTGAAATCGTCAAACTCCGGGTCTTCCGCAAGTAGGTTGGCCACCCCTGCCGCCAGTAAACCAATACCTGCCACAACAGCCATTCCATACATGCTACCCCATGCTGCTCCAGCCATTATGGCGGCTCCCCCCACCCAAATTAAGGCAACCGCCAGTATAACAGTAAACCAGTCAAAAAAATCGCTTGACCCTTCTATAACAGGAACTATATCTATAGATTTAAGACTTGAAATTTTTTCCAAGCATAATTCTGAGGATCTTAATCCCGCTTTGGTGTTGGGATCTTTTCCTTCTTCTACCATGAAATCATCACCGTTTATTAATACTCTATATTTTATATGCTTTTTATCATTTTTAATCAAAGATGAATAAAATTCTTTCCATTGAGATTGAATGCCTCTTATTGCTTCGCTTACGTTTTTTACTTTCAGGTTCCATTCGTTACGATTGGCTTGCTCTGCAAGTATTCCGTGTAGTGTTATTTTAACCTTATTCATTTAGTCCTTGGTGTCTATATATCTTATAAATTTTTCTGTGGATTGCCTTATTTAATTTTTCAGTGGTTGGGAACTGGTCCCTAGGGTGATGATACATTATACTATCTCCCAGATACACTCCTACATGGCACGGCCCCTCCCCTTTTATCATTTCAAAAACTATTAAATCATGTTTTTTAAGTGCTTCGATACATTGGGTGTCAAACTTGTCCCATTCTTTTTTTATATTAGATTTATTCAATTCGAAAAGTTCTTTGGCTAAGGTGAACAATTTTGGATTTGAAGTATCAGAACCCGTCAAAGTTATTCCAAGTTTTTTATAATAATCTTTAACTAACGTGTAGCAATCAGATTCCCCGAGAATAAACTTTTTATCTATCTGTACAGTTTTTTCCTTTGTCGGGTCGTAAGTAAAAAAACCTCCCGTGGGATTGTGGTACATAAGGAACTTTAGGTTATGGTTATGACTTGCTTGTCTGTCACAAACTGAAAAAGAGGGCTTTCCGGAAACGTGCGAATGGTATACAGCCTTTATGGTTCCTTTGCGGGAGGCTTTTAAATATTCGTAGGGAGATATGTTAAAGTGACGGGCTGGTTTTTCGGAATAGTTACGGCACCGGAAGACTTTTTTATCGACAACAAGACCACAGCACTCTTTGGATACGTCTTCTAGGGCGTGAGACTTGATTTTTTCTTTAATTATTTCTGAAAACATTTTATCTCCCTCCCCCTACTTTTCTAGCGGCCGGAAACCCTCCGTATGGAAGACCGTTCGCTAATCCTATGGGGCACCCACCGTTGTCTCTTACGGCTCCTGTGCCGCTTGCCCAACGTAAACGGCATCCATGTAAACTTTTCGAACATTCATCCGCTATCCAATAGGTGGAGTTGGGGGGTGGGGTAGCAACTGGAATGGGATCTTCTTCATCATAACCTTCTGCGGAGGAGTCAAGTTGAGCCTTTGATCCTCCTTTAGCTACAAAATAAAATTTTATATTGTTTTTTAAAATGAAAACAAACTCGTTCTTTTTGTATTTCTTGTCGCTTACCCATTTGCCTTGGTCCCCTCCGCTGCTGTATTGCCCTACTTTCCCTGTGATGGAAGCTATTAGCTCATCATTATCAGTTGCAACAGGAGCAGCAAAGCTGGGAAGGGTGAGTTGCGCCGTGGTGAGTTGAGCTTTTCTAAGGGCCGGAACGTTTTCTAGAGGCTCATTAACACCCTCCAAAGGCCTTGTTCTTACTTCGTTTTCGTCTACATGCTGATACCAACACCCCGGTCCTCGGTATTCCCATTGGCATCGGTCTGAAATTATAGTTCTGCGGGGAACCTTTACCCCTTCCAAATCAAGAACTGAAGAAAGTTGGTACTGTATAGTAGATTTGTTTTCCCCAGTTTTCCTTTCTATAAAATAAATATCTAAAGGGAGTTCGGCGTTAGGGTCGGGCTCATATCCATCCGGAAGCTCTTGTATGCGTGGGGAAAATGGTTGCTTTTGTGTGAGCTCGGTCTCGAATTGAAAATTAGTCCAGTCTAAATATTTGGCAAAGGTGCGGCGACGTGTCACTTTAGCTCCAATTATATCACCGAAAGAGAGAATTTGGTGTTTCAGCAAGGAAAGGATGTCGTTTCCTTTTTCTGACTGACTAGAAATGGTGAGCATCGGGGTAGGAAGTGTTCCTTTGCTGGAGTTTTCAAACCCAGAAGCCTGAATGGGGGCGGGGAAATAGGTGTTACCTTGCCACGTTATTTGGGAATTAAATACTTTTATATTATTGTGAAAGCGTAATATTTGGTCTACGTGCGGGGTAAACCCCACCTTTTCAGCGCTGGCAGTGAGGTTGGGGAGCGATTTAGAGTCCAGTAAATTGGTAAGATCAATATCAAAAAGAGTTACTACCGCGGAGGGGGTGAGGTTGCTCAGCTCAAAGATCAGAGATTTTATTGAGGACTCTGCTTGGCTTTTCGTTATTGATCCTTGTGCCATTTTAGTTGTTTTCTTGGGAGATGGAGACCGTAATGGTATAGTTGTTGAAGAAAACGTAATTACTGCTAAAATTGGGACACACAAACCGTTTTACGAATCCTCCGGCAGTGTTGTCGGCATAGAGGTCCGGCAACTCCTTGATCGAAAAACTTTCGACGCCTTTTCTGGCCTTCAGAAAGTGAAGAATGGCGCGGGTTTCTTTTTCTGTTCTCTTTTCGAAAGTTATATCTAGTTGGATGAGACCGGCAAACAAACCGTCTTGATTTCTCTGCTCGTACCCATTACCGAATTTGACAACATTAACCCGAGGATTGTGTTTCGTTGAGATATTATAAGAGGGTTTCCATAAAAAGAGAGGTACAAATTTGTCTTTTCCTACCGTGGTGTATCCTCCCCAGTTGGCGGTATCGCTTTCTGGGTAAGTAGCGCCGCTGGTGTCAGCAAGCGCGTAATAATATTTAATGGATGTTGGGACTTTATTAGGGGAAGAAGGCACTCCGGCATAACTTATGCGCGCTACTATGTCGTTTTTAGAGTAGCTCGCTCCAGAGACCCAATTCTCTACATTGTAAATGCTATTGTTAAATGCCATTTTCCCTTAATCCTTTATTTATTATATTACACTTAAAAACAAGTGTAAAATAAAGATAAGGTAATGTTAGGGAGAATTAGGAGAGAAGCGGAAAGTATCACCATTAACGGTAGTGGGATACAGGGAGTTCAGTCGGTAGGTATGGAGTACAATTCTGTGGTCCGGCCTTTGTCGAGCCTAGGAATTCAGGGGGTTAATGGGCCGGTTTATGCCCCCGAAGGTCCTCAAACGGCCAGTTTAAATGTAAATACACTTTTTTCACATAAAATACCCAGTTCCGCAAATACCCTTTCCGAAAACTTTTTTTTGAATTTCACGGGAGATGTCCCTTTTAGTGGCCAAGTGAAGTACGGGACCAAAAATTTTCTTTTTAAGAGGGCGTATGTAAACAGTTATGGCGTTTCCTGTGCTATAGGGCAAATACCTCAAATTTCAACAAACTCAACTGTCTTTGGGGAGTTGGGAACAGGAGATATAAGTTTTCCTTCTGACGCACCTTCTCCTCAGGAATTGGCTATACCCGGGTATAGTAGTATAGAGATCAATCTTGATGAATTTACCACCAACCGTGTGAATTCTTTTGATGTGAATATAAACACCCCCCGCGTCCCTATTTACGCCCTCAATGGGGATGAGCCAACCGCTGTGATAGCTGGCAATCCTGTTGTAGTGAGGGTTAACTTCTCTCTAGAGGTGGACGATTACGAAATAAAAAATATGAGGTTCACACCAAACGAGACAGTTTTCAGAAACACCACAATAACTTTGAAAAAGAACAACTCTGATACTACATTATTAACATATTCTTTTGATAATATGCTTTTAACAGCAGAATCTTTCAATGGAGCGGTTGATTCTAATGCGGCAGTTAATTTCAGCTTGAGTTCTTCCATAATAACATGATAGTGTAATAAAAAGTATAGGTTTATGGCAACGGTATTCTATGATAGAGCGGCAGTGGAGGTAACGCACAATGGCGTTACCGAACAGCTTTTAGCTACCAATTGCTCTCTCAATTTTTCCAATACCCAACAACCTCTTTACATGATAGGCGCGAAGGGTTCTTTGGGACAGTTTCCAAGCGCTGCGAGAGCTGGAGATTTGTCTTTTGGCTTTTTGACGACAATTACGGGTGAGTATTTTGGGCAAATTGGAAACTTGATTAATACTGTAGCAAGTGGGGTTAAAAATAATGTCTCTAATGGTTCGGAGACGAGTGGTGTTACGGTAAAGTTTGCAGGTGTTAGTGGATTGGGTTTTCTGACGTCTTATAGTTTGGGTGTTGCGAGTAATACACTTTCTTCTTCCTCCGCAGCTTTTACCTTCTATGGATCAGGAACCCAGCTTCCTATGAGCGGAAGATTAACAGGAGTTGCAGGACAACTTATTAATACAGGAACCTTAACAACGGGAATTGCTCATGGAAGACATACCAATTTAAATAATTTTGCGACTATTATTTCAGCCCCTTCTGATGGCGCCGAAACAGGTACAGTTTTTAGCGCAGACTATTCTTTGTCGTTAGCGTATAAACCGGTTTATAAAATTGGACAAGAATTTCCTACAACATGCTTCTACACAAGCGCACAAGAATCTGTGGATGTTACAGAGGATGTATTTAACTCTGGATTGGCTTTTAAAGCGGTTAGTCAGGACCTAGTGATGACCGTAAGTGGCTTAGGGGGAAGTTATGGGATGGAAATAGGACTATCAGGGGCACAGCAAGTGGGTACATCTATGCAGGCTGGGTTGGATGATATAGTGAGAACTCGAAAAACCTTAACGACTGCATATTAGTAAAATGTTATACTCCGCAAACAACGCCAAGCTGAAGCTTAACAATAAAGAGGTCCTTGCTTCGAACGCAGAATTATCGTTGGGGGCTTCTCTTGCTGCTAGCTATCTAATGCAAGATAGACATACCACTACTTTCGCATCTTCGAATGGGATAGGGGGGACGTTAAACTTTAACTTTTATCTTACCGGAAAAGATTTCATTAAGTCGTTTGTTACGGGGCAAGGGGAGATTCCTCAAGGCGAAAGCCAAAAAATTTCAGGGAATTTCGGGGGGTTGAATTTTGATAGCGGTTATTTGACGTCTTATTCAGTTAATTTCTCCCCCAATTCTCCGGCTGTTGCCTCCGCTAGCATAGCTTTTTTTTCTGATTTAGAAGGGGAATTCAGTTCGACCAGTTCGGCACCGCCTTCAGATGTGGACGTATTGAATTTTTCTAATGCCGCTATTACATCACAGCTGGGAGAAAATATAGTCAATGATTTTATAGCCGGTACTTATAATTACAGCGCAAGCGTAGCTCCCGTTTATTTAATGAACGAAACTAAACCAAGCCGGGTAAGTTTTGGGGAGAAAACCATAAGCGCGAATTTTGAAATCGATAACCCCACGGGAACTCTACCTTTTACTGGGTCAGATGCTAAAATTGAGGTGGGGTTGAAAAAATTTGACAACGAACAAATTAGCATGGGGAATTGGACTTTAAGGGCTGGGGCAGCTAATGATAATTATGATCCTTTTAATTCTTCTTCTGATAATGGAGATGTTTCTGCGACTTGGGATGGCCCCGGTTATGGTATAGCTGATTCGACTCCCTTTGTAGTCAACCCGAGTGAGGTTTTTACCGTTTCTTTTGATTTAGCTTTAGAGAATGCTGCCCCACAATTTCAACTCATTAATTATGATGGAACTTTAAAAAAGGGATGGTCAACCGCTCAAACGTTGTCTAACGGTTCAAACTCTTTTACTGTTACTGTAAGCCCTACGGATGAAAGCGTAATAATAAACAGGGGTGAGTACGCTGCATTTCAAATATGGAATTCAAGTACTTCGGAGTGGACGTTAACCAACTTAAAAGTAGTTCGTACAACTTCTCAGCCCTCGGAGGTTTTCTCGTGTTCGGGAGTAATGCAGAGTCGAAGCGTAGCTTCTGCAGCGGGAGATTACATTAAACAGAGTATAAATATTATAGAAAATAACGTTGAGGAAACGAATTTTTTTGCATCTTATATTATTGACGCAAGTAATAACGCAGAAACCTTGGATGTCGAGGAACCCTAATTAACAATGCCTACCTTTAGCCCAAAGCAACCTTTTTCAATAAGCGGAAAAAATTTAAACTTTATTTCGGATATAAAGTTTGGCGACTTATTCGTCGAAGACTTGTCTTATATGGATACTACGGGAATTTCAGGTACTATTCCTCCCCCCGCTTACACTACGGGGGTGTACGCTGTAGCATCGAGAGGAGAGTTCTTCTTAGGGTCTCCTTATATTATATTAAATTCTGATGATCAGGTTACGGTAGGAAAGCTTCCTTCGGTAAGCGGGCAAGCTGGCGATAGTATCAACATAACAGGAAGTAACTTCTACCAAATTACAGATGTTAAGTTTGGTACAGTGTTTGGGGATTTTGAATTGGTGGATGAGAATACAATAGAAACTCAAGTTCCTCAAAACGCAGACTATACGGGGATAACTGTGTTTTCTTCGTTACGTACAGGAGCAAATGGTGACACTACATTAGCAAGCGGTATTAGTATAGATGAATTTTTTCCTATTCCTGAAATATCCGGCCTAAAGGAATCCCAGCTGGTGTCGGGAGAGACTATTTCTATCACTGGATTTTCATTGAAGGGCGTTACCGGTATAAAATACGCTAATGATGATTCACTCATAACCGGACTATCACTGACAGATACCAATACTCTAGAGGGAACCGTTCCTTCTGGAAATATAAGGGGAGAGGCTTCATTGCTTTTGCCGAGCGGACAAGTAACCTCGCTAGGAGCAAATTTCTGGCTATCTCCTTACGCTAAAGTAACGGGGGTTGGTGGTTCTAGCGTAGGGATCAGCACGGAAAAGCCCATTGGTTCCACGGGAAGTTTTTTATTGGTGTCTGGGGATAATTTTGTTTCCGGAATACTCAGTCCGACGGGAGATAATTATCTTGGAACCATAATGGGGGAGACCGCGGAGTTTAAAATAATCAGTGACAAGGTGGTGTCCGGGATGATTCCCACCGGTATTGGGATTACTGTTAGCGGAGGACAAGGGAACGTAGGGGTTTCTCCGGTCATATCTTCTGGAGTGGTTAGTTTGTTTTCGGACAACTACCCCGAGGCTTATCCTTCCGATGTTTTTTTTACCCCTACTATAGGTCTTCCCAAAATAACAACCATCGTTCCTTTGTCGGGGGTGATGGGGGATACCGTTTCTATAAAAGGTAACGATTTGTATGGTATTACCGGTGTTAATTTTCTACCTAGTGCTTCCGCCAATGTGGGTATAGGTACTTACGATGCGGGTACTGTTGCCGAGGTGGTTCCGGGATTTGAGCTAAGTTTTGAGATAGGAACCTCCGCTACACTTGGTACCGTAGGAGAACCTTACGACGTGGTGTTGTCTGGGTTTTATGGTTCGGTTACGGGTGTAGCTGGATTCTTTTGTCTGGGAACACCTTCAATATCATCGATTGATCCGTCTTCCAATGTTGTTCCGGGGGTTACAGGTTTAGTTGAGGGTTCGCGTCTTTATTCGGGATCTTATGTTGAACTGTGGACGGGTGAAGACAACATGAGTACTTACAAGTATTTCAAAACCCTTCCTTCCAGCGGGTATGACACGGTCAATCACGACACTATAGAATTTGTCTATCCTAATGCTTTTACCACAGGGGTCAAAAATTATAAAATAAGAGTAAAAAATAAAAGGTCTACGACTCCAATTTCAAACGCTGATTCTCCGTTGTTTGTACCCTTCAGAACTCCCTTTCTTAGTGGGTTCGATCCATTAAGTGGGGAATTTGGGGACACCATAACGGTTTCAGGTTATTTTGAAGACTTCTACGATGGCGGACTTTCAGTAGGGAACATTAATGTAACTTCATTTAATAAGCCAGACTCAACAGGATTTAACTTTGTTATACCTAATAATTCTTCAAGTGATTTGATAAACGTGTCTACCAGTGGGGGAGCTACATCTTCAAGTGGGCTACTAGGAATCACTCCGAGTAAGCCTTCCATAGGTGGTTTTTATAGCGGTACGAGATCTCCGGATGCTATTAATTACGAACAAGTATTTAAGGGTACCGATACCGTTACGGTTTCTGGGGAGAGAATGGACTTGGTTACGGGAGTTCAGTTTTCGGGATCTGCAGGATCTTTTATAGAGAAGAATTTTAATACACAGGGTTATTCGTCGATAAATTTCAATGCTCCGGAAACTATCAATCCTGTAAGCGGCAAGTTTAAGTTGTTGGACTTTTTGGGGAGGGAAACAGAAAGCAATTCTACCGGCATTAAGATGGTGTCGGTTTCTGGTTTTAGCAACTACCTTCTTCCTGCTGAGACTATGGACGTTACCGGGTTTAACATAAGTGGAATGGACGTGTTGTTTCCTTATGCTACTGGAGGGTTTACCGGTATCACTCCTTTCTCCACCTCTTTAGTGGGTGATGGGTCAGAAAAAGTATCGTTACAGCTTCCTACGGGGGTAACATTTGGGATTCTGGAAATGTCTGGAAGAGAAAATAGGGTTGCTATCGATAATCAAGAGTTCAAACCGTTGGGGGTTATCACGGGAATAAGTTCTTCTGACCTTGTCAATGGCGAAATAGAAAGTGGGAAAACAATTTCGGTAACGGGAATTAATATTTTTTCTCTGGCGATGACAACGGGAGATAATGTGTTGTCAACAGGTTTTTCTGGGACACTTTTGATGGGTTTTAGCGGAACGCAAAGTTTGAATATTCCCTTAACCGAGGGGGCTAGTGGAGATCCGGTGTTTCCTGATCAAGTGCGTAAAATACAACAGATTGAAATAGATTCTTATGCTACGGGTATAGGTTCGGTCGATGCAGCAAGTGATGTCTTTTACTCAAAGATAGATTTTAGGTTTCCTTCCACTCTAATGGCGACAGGGAATATTTTCTTGATTGATCCGTGGTGGGCTACCGTAGAAGATCCAGCGCTGGAAACATATAGACTCCTTAGTTTAAGTATGGGTATTCAAGAAGGTCCGATGTTCTCTTACGATGGTTTTATTTTCCCTGACTCGGGTGTCTATCCCCAGTCTTATGTTAATTTGAGTAATAAAATTTCTTATTTTCCAGAGGGGATAAAGTCTACGGGTATTGTAACTTTCGTTTCCGGCTATGGTCCTGTATTGGGGGCAGCGGCTGATCTGGTTAGAGTAAGCGGTTCGGGTTTAAATTTGGTGGAGAATGTTTTGTTTGAGTCTTATCAGAACGGACAGCAGACGTCTGCGGTTGATTTTACAGGAACCTCAACAGAGCTAGAGATAACAGTTCCCACAATGCCCAACGCTCATTTGGGGGGGAATGCTATTATATTTCGCGGTAACTCTCCCGAAGTTAAAGCTTACCATACAGGCATTAATACGTCCGGTATCAGAACTGGTTTCGGAGACGGGGTACCTCTTTCTACTTTTGACTATTTTGTAAAAAGCGTAGGGGTTGCTTATGACGCTTCTCCGGTTTCCACAGGGTACGACCTCTCTCCAGTCGCGCCGGTGGGTGGAGTTGTAAATTATACGTCTGAAGAAGAGGTGGGAGGGACTGTGTTCTTAGTGACTCGAACCAAATTCCCTGACGGATCAACGCTTATCGTAAGCAGTATTCCCAAACCTTAAAGGTCCGCTTCCCCTATATCTATAAAATAAAGCAGTCGGAGTATCTTCTCCCTTCCCGCTTGGGTGTTTACAAGCTCTATGGGGGCTTCTTTGTTGAGGTCAGAATTGGGTTTGGTTAACCATTCGGCAACATGGTCGTCATCCATAACCGCACAGCAATCATTTACGATATTAACAAACGGGATTAGGTTTTCCTTATCTACTTTCATCTGCAACTATAAATCTTTATACAAATCCAAACAGTGGGGATCTTTTTTGAGTCGGCCCGATTTTTCATATGCTTCTTTGCGGATTTCAAGCGGAAGACAGTGCTTGTTTCTCGCCCAATTTGTCATTTTCCGGAAGCAGTTTTCCGTTCGAGAGAAGAACCTGTATTTAAAGGAGTGTCCTCGGTAGGCGTCGAATATTTCTTGTTCTGTGTCCCACATTTTTTGTGTTTCTTCTGATTCTTCTTTGGTTGACTCCAGACGAAAGCTAATAAGCTCTTTTTTGTCTACTTTTCCGTTTTTGAAAGTGAATTGGCATTCGAGTCCGTATGCGTCTCCTTTTTTGTTTTGTAGGTGGTCGTAAAAACGAATGGTGACATTCTTTTTTACTTTTTCCCACTCTTCAAAAGGCAGCGCTTCCTTCTTTTTCTTATAGAGGTATTGGCGGTAGATCTTGTAAAGATCCATTAGGTTGTCTAGGTCTTTCGTTTGGAAGGTGTGGTTTTTGTCCAGCAGCTTCTCGTCTTCTTTGTTTAGTAGGCTCCGCAGATACCCCTTCGGCACCATTATCTCGTCGAACATTCCCATTTTTTTCCTTGTATGTGACTCCGCATCCTTCTGATGCAGTGTATAAAGTTTCGTTTATGATTAAATTTGCTTTTTCAGAAAGGGGGTAGCTGTTTTTTAGCATCTCGTCAGCTATTGTTAGGGCCTCGTATTCATTGGTATTTTCTATTTCGAGGCTGCACAAGCAAGTAATTATGGTTTTTTTACTCACCGCCTTCGTTGAGTAGGGCTTCTGTGATGGAGGCGATTTCGGTTACAGGGTCGTTTTCGTGCCCTACGTTAGCCAGTGGGACGATGTATTGGGCAATTTCGGGAGAAACCCCTTTGTTTATTAGAGAACGGTAGAGACTGTCTCCCTTCGCAAGGTATTCCCTTACCTCGGCTAGTAAAAGAGAATTGCCCCTTGTATGTTTGTTGTTCAATTATGGTTATGGTAGGGAATTATTCCCCCTTTTCAAAAATTTTTTTTAAGCTTTCTAGTTCTTTCGCAAAATCTGCAGCCATCTCCACCCTTACAGCGTCTTCGTCGTCCATCATCGGCATGTCCATTATTATTTTTTTATATTTTTTAATTAAATTGGCAATGGCTTGGTGTGTCTTACGGGGTTTTTTCCTTTCAAATTCTGAAATGTTCATTCTTTTTCTCCATATTGTTTCTGACCCTGCTTATTAGCCCTAAAAGCTCGTCTACTTTTACGAATTCTCCGTTAAGGACGCTTCCGCGATTGTTTCCCAGCTCTAGAGAGACCTCCATGAGCTTGCATACAGCTTGTTTTAACATAACGGATTCTTCGCTATAGAGGAAATCTGACATGCTTGTCTAAACTCTATTACATTTAAGAAGCTCATCTAGGGAATTTTTAATTATAGATTGAAGTAGTTGGCTTGAAATTTGAGATTTCCGTAATAAGTGTTGAACCCTCGGTGGCCTAAGGAGATGTCAGGTAGAACCGTGATCTCTCCCCCTAAAGACTTCCAAAGCTTGCAAAATCCATAGTCTTCGCTTTCGTACTTCTTGGTCTCAGGGTTTACTTTGCATTGGAAAATATCATAAAAGTTGTCTCCGGCATCCATATATCCGTCGATGTCATTGGTGTATTTTATTTCTGGTAGAGCTTGAATAATTTTTTCTATACAGGAACGGCTAATAAGCATGAAACCAGTAGCTGCGTAGTTAGCCTCCACGGTTTGAGCTGTTTTACTCTTAGTGTACGATTCGGGAGAAAGTTCTGTAGAAAAATCGGTAGCTAAATGCCGCCATTGTTCGGGGAAACTTCCCGATGATCCCAAAGCCTGCATTTTTTGGTGGCTCCAGTACTTTTTAGGGTAAACCCCAACTACGACTTCCTTTTGTTGGTCTACAAGCTTCAACACATCCTGAGCGTCAAAGCTTACATCGGTGTCCACGAAGAGCAAGTGGGTATATTCTTTAGCCAGCATGAAGGCTACCGAGGAGTTCCTTGCTCGGCTTATGAGGCTCTCAAACCAGATAGATCTCATGCCGAGTTTGATGTTTTTCTGACGACAAAGCAAAAGTAGGTTAATAGTGCTCATCATATAGTCAGAATGCACCATCCCCGTGTAGCCAATGACAGGGTAGAAAATATTCACTTCTGAATAGTCTGTTA